CCAATCGGTCGTGGCGCAGCTCTGCAGCGACGACGGCCACGAGGTGCCCAGCGAGGAACTCGCGACCGACACGAACCTGCTGGCGGCCCTCGAGGACGCCAGCGGGGAGGTCGAGTCCGCCCTGTTGATTGGCAAGCGATACTCGGTCGAGGACCTCGAGGACCTGACCGGGAACTCGCTCGCGAAACTGAAACGAATCACGTGCACGATCGCGATGGCGAACCTGTTGGAACGTCGGCCGGTCGTGCATGTCCAGGAGGCCGAGAAGCTCCTGGAGCGCGCGGAAAAGTACCTTGAGCAACTCCGCACCGGGCAGCGGATTTTCAACCTGGAAGATCAGGTCGATACGCAACTCCCGACCGTCGATGGCCCGACGTCCGTGGACTGCGCGAGGATCAATCTCTTGCCCGACCGAATGACACGATATTTCCCCACCCAGGTCCAGCGACTGCCGACCACCCGGGGCTAATACGATCACGCGACCGACAGGCGGCGCCAAGAAGGATAACCGACCATGACGATTGGATTTTTCAGCACCGGTCCCTGCAGCGTGTTCTTTGACGCGGTCGAGCTGGGGTTTTGTGAAAACGGGGCCGAGATCACGGTCCAGCCGTTCTTCGAGGACCTCCACGCCGATTCCTGGGGTGGGCTCGCGGGCCCGTTTGCGGACCGGCAGCTGCTCGGCGCTATCGCGCAGGTCAACTGCCTCTTGACCAAGTTCGACAACGCGGCGTGCGAAAAGTTGACCAGCTTTGTCGAACAGGGCGCCGGGGTCGCGGGCACCATCGGGGCCACGAAGCTCGGGGAATTCATGTACCAGGATTCCCAGTTCGCGGTCCTGGAACTCAAGACCACGCTCGCGAGCTCGACCAAGAAGTTCGACTACGCGCACGTGGCCGGCAGTGTCGGGTTTAACGTCGGGATGCGACACCGCCGCTGGCAGGTCCAGTTCCTGTGCCGCATGGACAGCCCCTGCACGCGAGTCCTGTACGAGACCGGCACCGACACGAGCTGCTTCGACGACTAACGATCCTGACCCAAGGGACAAGCCCGAATGTTTCACTGGATTCGCAACCTCCTGTCCCGTCGTGCCTCGCGGCGGGACATTTTTACTTATCACGACGGCCACCAGGCCCGGTCAATCGACCCCTGGGCGGCCCTGCTCGACCTCTGGACCGACCCCGAGCACGACATCAACCTCGTGCTCGCGGGCTCGGCCCGCGGAGAACCGGAGGCCCAGCGACAACTCGAGGCGATGGTCCGTCGGGTGTTCGCGATTCCCGAGTTCGACCCCGCGACCCAGCGGGGCCTCACGATCCTGGAACTCCACGAACTCCACGCGCGATTCTCGCGCTACATCCGGGATCTTAAAAAAAAACTCGCCACACCGCCGACGCGGTCGCGACCTACGGGCTCGGAATCCTTGGAGACCCCGGGCGACTCGACCACGCGACAAGAACCGGACTCCTGCTCCACAGCCGGCGCGTCGAACTCCGACGCGCCAACATGATCGTGCGGGCGATCCGGCGATCGGCCTCCGGGGAGATTCCCGACCCCGAGTGGTACGACGCCCTGTCGCTGACCCGCGAGGACGCGCGGTTCCAACGTGCCATCGATCAAAATAACCGCAAGCTCCAGGAACGAGCGGCCAGCATGGGGGTGGGGTGATGGCAGACGAAAGCAGCGCTGATGCCGTCCAGGATGCCGCGGGATCGATTCGCGAGAACTTGCCCGAGCGATACATCGGCGACGTCGTGGCAGACCTCAATCGGCGCATCAATGCCGAGCAGGCCGCCGCCAATGAAGACCTGACGAGCGAGCGCACCCAATCGCTCAGTCAAGCCCAGTCGCTCCTTGTTCCCTACGTGACGACCGGCCAAATCACCGATGAGGCGCTCGCGGAGGCGCACCAGATCGTCGCCCGCGAGCCCCCGCCGCCCATTACGCGAGTGAAGCCGGAACCCGAGAAACCCGATCTTTCGCGGACCAGCACCGCCGAGGCCCCAGCGGACCAGCAAGCCGGGGATAAGCCCGCCCAAGCGGCCACCCAAGAGCAACCAGACGTCCCCCAGGACAAACCCGAGGCCGCGACCCAAACTCCGCCCGACGACTTGCAGTCGAAAGCCAAGCAGGAAGCTGATCCCCTCGAGTCTCCCGAGATCCCGCCACTGGCCGAGCAAGCGGACATAGAGGCCATCGGGCCCCCCGCCGTAAAGGCCGACAAGCTCGCGCCGCAAGAGCCCGAGCGTCCCGATGTCACGCCACAGGAGGCGCGGCCGCCCTCGCCCGCCACCGCTCCCCCTGCGCCCGCCCCACCGCCTCAGTCTGTCGCTCGTGCGATCGCGACCGCGCCCGCGGGGTTGTTGGCCGAAACCGCCAACGGCACGCAATTACGCATTCAGTCGATGCCGGTCGGCCGGGTGACGCCCGACCAGCAAGAGGTCGTGCTGCACGATGGCAGCACCGCGCCCCTGAGCTCGATCGCGAAACTACGCGACAAAAGCGGGCAACTACTGTGGAGCCGACCACAGGCTCCAGTCGCGGAACCGCCCGACCGCGATGCGCAGCCGACGTCTGCGGTCCCGGTTGCGACCGACCGCAGCACCGCCAAGCCTCCCGACAGCGAGGTGCCGCCAGTCGCGACACAAACGCGGTCCCCAGTCACCGCAGCCTCGCCGGCAGTTCCGGTTGCTCACGAGTCCGGGACCGCGAGACCTGCCGACAGTCAGGCGACACCAGAAACCCGCGTTGAACCCTCGCCCGCCACCTACGAGACCCCAGAGGCACCCGCGGCCCCACGACGCCCGGAGCCGCCTAGCGGACCCGCCGTAGAATTTTCGCCAACCAGCACGACCAAGCCGTCGGCCAGTGAGTCAGTATCCCCGGCGGTTCCGGTCCCGACATCCCGCGAGGCTGCCAAGCCCACCACTCCACCCGCGAGTACCGGCATACCAGAAACGGCCCCGCCCCCCCGCTGGATCGATTACTTCCGCGACAATCGCCAGCAGGAAATCGGCGTCGTGCGTTCCGCGATCGCGGCCACGAGCGAATACGCGACCGCAAGGCTTAATCGAGCCCCCGCTCCACAGCCTTCGTCTCCCGATCCGTCCCCTGCGACGGCCTCCACGGCGCCCCCGCGTTCATTGCCAGCCACCCCAACCCACTACGAACGCTTGGGAGTACCCTCGACAGCGACCAAGGACGAGATCCTGATTGCCTACGAGGAAAAACGGAAGGACGCCAAGTCTCTTGAAGAACGAGAACCACTCGCGCAGGCAGCGCGAGCGCTACTAAAACCCGAAACTCGTCAAGCATACGATCAGCAGCTTGCCGATCAGCAAAGGCAATCGCCGCCAGCAGTCCCCGTCGCCCCCGCCGCTAGGCCCGCCCACGCAGGCAAGCCGCAGCAGTCAGTTGCCCAGATTCAGTCCACCCCGCCGCCACCAGCGGTCCCAGTCACGCCCGGCACCGGCACCCAGAAACCCGCCGAGACCACCGTCCAGGGAGCACCCGACGACGCCGCTACGCCCGCGTCGCCACATACCAGCACACCATCACCCCCGACCACCGCCGCCCCTGGAGCCAGCGGATTTGGCACGCCGCCCACCAGGCCCCCGACCACCGCCTCGCCGGCCGCTCCCTCGCCCGAGCCCGATCCATCGCGTGGCCTATTCTCCAAAATCGCCAGCGCGATCACGGGCGCGATCCAGAGCGTCGTACCTGGACGCCAAAACGCCGCCGATCAAGTCCAAGCCGCCGACCGCGCGGCCCAGCAGGCCGGCGGCACCACCGCGCCCCAGCACCCATTGGTCCAAGCCGCCGGCAAGAAGCTCGCGGCCGACCAGGACCTGGCCCGCCAGAACCAGGAGCAGTTCACCGCCGCGCAGACCAGCGACGAAGGACTGCCGCCCACGCTCCAGAGCCCCGAGGCCTACTATGCGGCCGCGAAGCTCGGTTACCGCCCCGGGGACCGCCGGGCCACGAGCGCGGCAGGCCGCCGCGACCGCAGCGACGATCCGGGGCTGCAATGGCGAGACCTCGGGGACGTGGACCAGGAATCACGCCACGAAGCGGCTTCCCGGCTACAAGACACCCGCGAACTGGTACGGGAGAACGCCGAAATCCCGCCCGAGAAAGAAGCCTTGGCCCAGGCCCTCCGCCGCAACGAGAACCTGACGGCCGCCGACGCCTACGTGATCCAGCAGCGACAGGCCCACGGGACCGACCCCGAGGCAGCGCAGAAACGCAAGGCCAGTTTCGCGGAACGGTTTGTCGGCATCAAGGACGACGACGAGGACGGGCTCCGGACCGCCAAAATGGTCGGGGCCGTGGAGTACGGCGAACACGCGATCCGGCAATACTCTGCCGCCGCGGCCCAGGGCGCTGCGCCGTTCGTCGGCGAAGCCCCGGCCGCGATCGCGGGCTCGGCCGGACAGGCCGCCGCGGGACTCGCGGGCGGGGCGGGCACGATGGTCGCCGGTGCCGCGACCGGCAATCCCCTGCTGGTCGCCAAAGGAATGGCGGACCTCGGGGCCGAGGTCGTGAAGCTACCCGGGATGTTGGTCGATTGGAGCGATGCCCTGATCGCCTCCGCGGACAACATCAAGCAGTTCTCCAGCGTGCTCGCCAACGCGTTCGCGGTCGCGGAACTCCGGACGATGCGGCGGGACTTCGAGTCTGCTCAACGCACCGGGGACGCGAGCGCAAACTTGATCGATGCCCGGCAGGACCTGGCCGACACCCTCCAGCCCGTCAAGGACCAAGTTACCAACACACTCTCGAAGGACATCGCAAACGGGCTCCTGGACCTTAATGACATCGTGTCGATCCTGCGGGACCTTGCCCAGTGGGCTGGAGTGATGACGTCCGACGAGGAACTCAAGGCCGAACTGGAACGCAAGGGTACACCCTTCCAGGAGACGATCCGCGGCATCGAGGCCGGGGGATTCGCGGCCCAGGACAAAGAGGGCAAATGGGTCCAGACGGATCTTCAAGGTGGATTCAGCGGCGCCGGGATGGGCAATGCCCCCAGCGCAGGACACCGACCCGGGACCGGCGTGGCGGGCGGGGCCGGAGTGTCGGGCTCGCGACCGTGGCAACGCGACCCTGGGGCCGTGGACCCCAATGCCCCACAGGGCGGAGCCGCAAAACCCAGCGGTCCCAATCGGGGCGGCATTGCGGACCTGGAAAAAAGCCGCAAGGAGATGCGAGACCGCCTTGAGGCACAGCTAGACCGTGAATACTCCCTCCTAGCAGGCCGTGGCGCGACAGGCCCGGCCGCGACACAAGACGAGCTCGACGAGCAGCGCGCCAAAGCGGCCAAGCAAATTGCCGACTTTGACGCCAACACCGGCCGAATGGTGCAACGCCAAGTCGATAACGCGCGCGCCGCCGGCCAAGGCCAAGCACCCGGCCGCGCACCCCAGCGTGCCCCGAACGCCCCACAGCTTCCTGGCGACGCCCCCGACAGCCCGTTCCCAGGCATGCCCGGCCCAATGCGGGACCGTCGCGGCCAGAAAATCCCCAAGGTCCACGCCCAACCGGAAGAACCCGCGCGCGGCTACAGCGGCATGGCTGGCGCGTTACTTGGTGCAAGCTCTGGCGGAACTGCCTCGGCGGCCTACCTGCTGTGGAAACTCGCCAGGGGCGAGATCCAGACCGACACCGCACCCCCGGCTCAAGAAGCAAAGAACCTCCCATGACCTGCCCAGGAACGACCGTTGAATATAACGACATCACGATCCACGACGTCCTGACGGACGACGTGACCCAGGAGGTCGTCTATGACAAGACCGGGGTCGACCCGATCGGGATCCGGGTTACGGTCTCGGTCACGGGCTACGTCCACCTCGCGGCCCAGGAGATCCACGGGATCAAAAAGACCGGCGACCTCGCGACCGGCATGCAGGAAGTGCAGGCCGCGCTCCTGACGCCCCGGCGCACGTTCCACATGAAACTGGGCGACCAGACGTGGCTCAGCTGCTGGCCCTACGCGGTCGAGCGTTGCAGCAATGCGGCCTCGGCGTTTGGGGGCGGGGCAAGCTCCTATCCCGACAAGTGGGACATGGAGAACGGCCCGCACCCGAGCTTGAAAGTGGTGGGGATCATCGGCCAGCACTCAATGAAGATCAAGTTCTCGGTCCAGTACACGCACTCGATCTGCGACCTGCCGGGCGCCGCGACGCTGTTCAAGGGCCTGATGCACCTCCGGTTCTGGATCGTGGACGACATCGATTGCAGCAACTGGATGGTAACGAGAACCTACCAGGGGCGGCTCCGGACCTATGGGGCACTCCCGGTCGCCGATGGGCTCCTGGCCCACCCGGGCATGCTGGCCCGCGCGTTCGCGATCCCGCCGCTCCAGTGGGGCTTCCAGCGAAAGCGGATCTCGATCAACCAAGACCCCAATGGCCTGGAGGCCGAGTTCCAGGTCGTCGATCAAGAGGTCTGGGCCGTCGCCCCGGCACCCGCGACCGAGTGGCAGGGCCACTTTGAGGTCACGGTCCCCTACGGGGGCGTGACGTGCGAGAGCGAATGCCGCGTCACCGTCAAGGGCGGCAAGATGACGCCGAAATGGCACCTGCTCCGACTCGCGATGCAGATCCTGGACGCGAAGCTGCGGCTCAGCGTGGTCCCGATCAACTACATCCCGATGGTGCTCAGTTTTTCGGAGCCGCTGGAATCCAACGAGGTCACGGGCTATGCCAAAGTGAAACACCTGGGCGAGACCAACACCTCCGCGCCCCTGGGCCTGAACGTCTTCGCCGCCAATGCGGCCACATGGTTCAAGCCCTTCCCGGCCGTCGGGCCTGGCTCCTTGAATTTGTCCGGCCTCGCGCCAGGCACCCACGCGCCCTACCAGTTCGAACACGGGTTCCAGGGATCCAGCCCGGACGGCAACATGACGGTCACGTTCGCGCCCAATAGTCTCGTGGGCCTGCTGCTGCCCGCCCTCCAGACCCCCTGCTGCCCGGTCTGGCTCGTGAACAACATCCAGGGCTACGCGCCCTCGCCGGGCTACGGGGGTGGGGTTGACGAGACCCAGGAGGGCACCGACTACCGGATCGCCCAGTCGCCGGTCCCGCCCGCCGATCTCGCGAACCCCTACTCGACATCCCATCAGCAGTGGTGGTACTGGAACACCAAACTGACCAGCAGGTACACGACCCACCTGGGCCTGGGGGCATTCCCGCGAGCCCAGGAGGACACCGACAAAAACACGCTCTCGCTAGTCCGCATGCACGCGCCCTGCCAGTTCCGGCAAGTCCGGATCGAATTCGTGCGCGCGAACTCGTGGCCGGAACTCCCGAAACCTAAGGAGCAGTGGACCGACAATAACCAGATCGTCCACACGTTGCTCGATTGGAAGATGGCCCCGAACGCGAGCTCGACGGCCGCCGACGGGAAAGGCGACGTGCGGTCGGTCGCGATGGTGCTCAACTACGCGATGAGCCGACCGGTCGATTGGAACGCGGGCGAGAACTTCCCGGTCGGGCGACTGCCGAACCGGCCCGCGAACTCCTCGGCCGACCACGCCTGGCAGGAACTGGACGCGGGGCTCACGCCCGCGATTTTCGTTGAACCTTGGAACATCATCGGGGTCACGCCATGATTAATCACGATACGTTGTTTGCCCGCCTGGGCCACTGGTGCAAGGTCGCGCAAGACTTGGACGACACGGCCGCGGCCTCGCTGGTCACGAACGTCCGGGCCGCCGAGGAGGACCTGGAGGCCGAACAGCACGACTTCCAGCAGGACGTCCTGGGCCTGCTGGAGCAATCGCTCGACCAGCAGCTCTCGACCCTGGGGACCATGATCCAAGTGCTGGCCGCCACCCCGGCCCAGAACCTGATCATCCAGACCGTCCACCTCGACACGCCACTGGTCAGCCAGAGCCTCGACGCCGCGCTCGCGGTCCTGCTGGACCAGATGGAGGACGAGAGCGAGACTCTCGATGCCTCGACGCCGGCCGCGACGCTCGACTACGGGGAGAACTCCAGCAGCTCAGGCACGGGCGACAACCACGGGAACGGGGTACTGGTGACCTGCACGAAGCGCGGCGACGGCCAGGTCAATCAATTCATCCTCGGGGAAACGATCCGCTGTGAGATCACGGGCACGAGCACCAACGGGACCGCGACCTGGACGCTCACCGGGGAACCGTCCAAGACGTTGCTCCATCCCGATTGGCCGGCGGGGTCGGGGATCTCGCGGGCGCTGACCAGCTACGTGGCGGCCAGCGGCCTCGTCCCCAGTGGCGACTTCGAGGATGACGACGACAACGCCGACCTGTTGCCCGACGGCTGGATTCTCTCGGTCGGGACCCTCGACACCCACGTGCGGCTGACCGACGTGGAGGTCCAGACCGTGACCATCAACGGGACGCCCACAGGGGGCCGCTACACGCTGACGTTCCACGACCGCTGGGGCGAACTTCACACCACCACGGCCCTGCCCTACAACGCCTCCGGGTCGGAGGTCCAGAGTGCGCTCCGTAAGCTCCCCGGCCTCTCGGCCATTACCGTGACCTCGACCGGCACGGGCGCGAACCTGACCCATACCGTCACGTTCCTGAACGTCCCGAACCCGAGCCAGCTGACCAGTACCTCGGCGCTCACAGGCGGCAGCCCGACGATCACGCACGCGACCGCCCAGGCCGGAAGCACTTACGTGGCGCGTGGCGCCCGATGCCTGGAGATCGACGGGGACGGCTCGAACCTGACCACGCTCCAGATTCCTGTGACCCTCACGGCCCAGACGTGCTATTGTGTCAACCTCTGGGCCGCGGTGGACGTTGTGCCGGCCGCGGGCGTGCTGGTGGTCGACCTCGTGGACGGAATCGGCGGAACCGTGGTGGCCGACGACGAGGGGACGAACAATACTTTCTCGATCGACCTCACGGGACTGACGGCCACCCACTCGGCCCACAACGGATGTTTCCATACTCCGCTCGTGATGCCGAGCCAGGTGTACTTGAGAATCCGCCTCACGACCGCGCTGTCGAGCGGCTCGAGTGCGTTCCTGGACGAACTGTGCCTCGTGGCCATGCAGGAACTCTACGCCGGGGGCCTGTTCGCCGCAGCGTTCAGTGGCCCGAATGACTTTCAGAAAGAGGACTACGCGGAAATCGTGGTGACGAATGACCGAGAGGGCAGCCTGCAAGAATGGCTACACCGGTTTTTTAACCTCGGGGGCAAGCGGTTCCTGTTCCCGGTTGAAACCGCCCCCGCGACACAACCCGACAGCCTGATCGCATAGGATCAACATGGCCGACGCGGTATTCAGCTATAACGAGATCCCGCTCCTGTTCGACCAGGACCGCCAGGCCCAGCGCTTCCTCGATCGGTTCCTTCCCTTCCAGGACCTCGTGGTCCCGCCCGACAACCCCGCGCACCACGACTGGCAGGGCAACACCTACGGGCAGGGCCGCGCGGGCTTGCCCCGGCCCAACTACCCGCCGCCACCACAGCCGCGGATCAATACCCTCTACTGGCCGACCGGCGCGGTCCGGTGGGCCAGGGGATGGTTTCTGTGTGACCAAGCGGGCGTGGACGCGTTGACCGACTTCAACGACCCGGATTCCTGCTGGGTGGACGGTTACGCGGTCCCGAAGACGCTCAAGGTCTCGACTCCGAGCACCAAGGACCCGGATCCACCCGATCCCTACGTGCTCGAATGCGAGATGTACCTGCTCAGGCCGCTACGGGTCACCGCGACCGACGACGAGGCGTTCGGGGACCTCTGGTTGCTCCCGTTGGTTGATGCCCGCTACTGGTGGCAGTTCCAGCGATGCGGGGACCTGACCGCAAGCCTGGCCGATTGGGCCACGCTTGTCACGGCCCTCGGGACCCGGATCGGCAAGACCATTACCTGCTATGCGGTCAACTCCGCCTACATGGTCCCCGACCGGATCGAACTCGCGCGTAGCGAGGACAATGTCGCGGTCGTGCTGGACGCGGTCGCGCACTCGATCGGGCGCCGGGTCGTGGTCGGCTACGACGGGGCGGTCAAGATCGTGAACTACGTGCCAGAACAAACCCAGCTAACCACCAACCGCACGACCGTTCGCGATGCCGATCACCGCTACATGGCGATCCAGGGCGGAACCCCCGACGACGAAACCCCGCCGCCCGCCTACCCGTGGCCCGACGAGGTCCGGATTGCATTCCAGAAAATCGAGGACCCGGCGGACAGTGGATCGGCAAAGTTCTGGACCTCCGCGATCCCGGCCGACACGATCGCGACCGCGATCGCGGCCGAGGACCTCGTGACCGTTGAGGACTCAACTAAGACCGTGCATTGCTGCGCTTGGGCGATGTTTCAGTGCGGCGGCGCGACCGAATACCCGGCCAACAAAACCAACCTTGACAACCTGGTTGAGCAATACGCAACCGACTACTACGGTTGGCTGTTGTACCAGTACGATCACAGCTGGCCCGGCGTCCAGGAATGGGAACCGACCGGCTACGACGACCACGTTTTGTTTGAACTCGGGACGGAATACGTGGACTCCATCGAGGCGATCGCGAATTACCTCGACACCGCGATCCCGGACGTGATGGTGCGGGAGAACCTGCAGCGCCGCTACCAGACCCGCGTGCAATCGATGCCACTGAACTTTGGCGTCACATCGCTGCTTTGCCAGTACGACAGCGCCATTCCGGGCGTGGCCGACGGCCTCATGGTCAAGACGCCCGTCGCAGGCATCAGCGCTCGCGCGTGCGATGAAATCTCTTCGGCGTGCTGCTTGGTCTACACCGAGGAACCCAACGGCGACGGGACCGCGACCATGATGCCCGTATACTGCGACGACGATTCCACGCACTGGCAAATCCGGGTTTACAATATCGCGAACGCGGCCGTGGAAGGCAACGCCAGGGTGTTGACTGACCTTCTCAAGAGCGGGCTTCGCGTCGTCACGGTCGAGAGCTGCGAGGCCGACGACTGCAGCAGTAGTAGTTGAGGTACGAGATGCCATTCAAAAAGGGCAATCCGGGCTGCCCATGCTGCTCGTGTCTTTTGTTTCAGGAGCACTTCACCAGTGCGACCTGGACATCCAGCTACGAGACCGCCGACACATGGACCCAGGCGGGCACCACACTGTCGGTCACGTCCGCCGACGCCTCCTTGCTTTCAAAAGCGTCTCACGCCAACGGAATGTGGGTCTTCAAGCTATCGAGCGACATGCCCGCCTTTGACGAAACCGACCCCGCGACCTACGACTACGGAACGGTCGACATGCGGGTCAAGGTCAAGGACGCCGACAACTTCATTTTCCTGCGCGTCACCTACTCGCGCATCTATGAGTGGACGACCCCGCACCCGAACGTCATGGCCACACACTGGCGTGTTGAATGGACCTTGCAACTCTTTGAGCGCATCGCTGGTACCGATACCGCGATTTCGGATGCCATCGAGTATTCCATCAACCCAACCGAAGGAACGGAATCACAGCAAATCGCCTCTCTGCCGTACTCTCAATGGTTTTTCATTTGTGTCAGTCCATTCGAGGCCGACGGGTACTACACTGACACGACCGACACCGACAAGCTCGAAGTCCGGGCCGGGACCCTAACGTTTAGCACTACGCCAGAGGCCGACGAAATCCCGCAGCCAAAGTACACACAAGATGTGCTCTATGGACTCTATGGCGAAACCAGTTCTTCGTCAGTGTTTGGAAACAAGCACGGACTGCGCGTTGACGCCAGCGGGATCGAGACCGGCGTTGACGTAATCCGCGTGTACGAGTACGACAACGACTGTCGCTGGTGCGAATGCACCGCGTGCGAAAAAGGCACCAGTCCAAACGTGCTGGACGTGACGTTCTCCGGCATGGCGACGCGGGTTGTTGGCAGCGGAAACTGCACGGAGTTCAACGCCTACACGGTGCGACTGACCCGAGACGATAACCCCATTCATCCCAGCGACGACTTTACAGAAACCGTCGGGGGCGGAATCCCGTGTGCGATGCGGGGCTACCCCTGGGCCGCGTACCCGTGGGATGAGTCAGGGCACCAGGACGGCGTGTGTTGCTACCACGGGATCATCTACCCCGCGATCGTCAACGGAACCTACACGCGGGTCTCGCTTTGTCTTTACCGAGACGGGGACGACAACGTGACGGCCCAGCTGGTCGTCTATGGCTACTGGGGATTTACGTTGATCAACGGCATTGAGTGCTACCCGGTATGGAGCCGGGCGACGGTCTCACTGGGCGTCGCGCCAATCGATTGTTGGAACGTCCTCGACTACCTGATAATGCAGCCGTTTGAATGCACCAACACGCCCACGGCGATCCAGCAGGCGGACTGCACTTGCCCGTTCGCCGACATCGTGGAACAAAACGAGGTATCGTCGAACACCACGACCTCATTCGTGTGCTGGCGATTTTCATCCAACGTACCAAATAACGACTGGACCACGCTCGCCAGCGGTGGACTGCTGGTCGTAGGCAGCGACACCTTTACCGTCCAGGCAATTGTCCAAACGGCACCCGACTGGGTGCGGGTTGATGTCGCGGAAGCGATCGTGGGCGACCGAACCGGCGAGGACATGACCTACACAATCACGAGCGCGGTACAGGCCCAGGTGGTGGTGGTGGAATGACGACCTGTAAGTTTGAAGAAACGCAAATCGACGACCGGTGGCAGTATCGCTGTGTCAACGAGGGATGCTCGATTGTTTTGCGGTACGCGGTGCGAAAAACTGGGCTGAAAATTAAGTGCATCGGCACCGCTAGTTCGCCCCATTGGTTGACATGCCGGCACCGCAGCCGACAGGCAATTGTTACGGTCAGTGGGCGAGTGGCAGGCTGCGGCTGCCCTGGCTCAAGCGTCGAGGTTTACCGCTGCCACCACCCAGACATCAATGAACCCGTCATCAAGTATGGCCACCCGCCGTGTATCGACACGCTCAGGAAGCAGGTACCGGGGGCAACCGGCCGGACGTGCCACAAATGCTTGATCCCTGCAGGTCTCGCGAATCCGCAAGCCGACATCCTGCACGTCACGCCAAAGCCAGATTGGCAACACGTCACGACCCGCGGACTGTTCGCGCTTCGACAAGCGGGCTTGACAGCGACCTGTGAGGAAATCGTCAAGCCAACACCTGGGCAGCTCGACCAACACATAGCCGCTCGCCGGCCGCGTATCGTGTTCGTCCATGCGTTTTCGGTTGCGGCTTCTGAGGTTATTCGACTGACTGAAAAGTGGTCCCGCGTTCGGTTTGTGGTGGTCAGTCATTCAATGGAAAACCACGTTTTGACGTGGCCGCAATACTTTGGTGAAATGCGGCTGATTCTCGATGCGTCGAGGCGGCTTGGCAATCTGCAGTTCGCCGGCTCAGAAGATTGCGGCCATTGGCTCGAGCTCGGCTACGACGTGCTTCGGTGGCACTGGCCGTGCGCACTTGCTGACGACTACTCAGACCCGCCGACAATCGACCCGCCGACGGTGCTGATCGCTTCGCGGGCCGATATCGTGAAGGCCCTGCCGGCTCAGATTCTCGCCGCTGCGATCCTCCAGAGGCGACTTGGTGTGCGAGTGCTGTATTGCGTGAACGGGGAGGTCGGAACCAGAAGCAAAGGCCTGGATGACTTGACGGCGACTGCAGGGCTTGAATGCGAGCGACTCGGGTGGGTTGGCTACGACAACTTCCTTGATCGCCTACACAAAGAAGTGTCTATTGTCCTGCAGCCATCAATGAGCGAAACATTCAATTACATCAGCTGGGAAGCTGGCTCTGTTGGCAGGCCGTGGGTGGGCTCGCAAGCAATCAAGCACACCCCACCTGCATGGCAAGTCGACCCCAACGACGCCACGCAGATCGCACGTGTGGCGGAAACGATTTTGGAAAACTACCAAAACTCCAGTCAGAAGGCAAGGCAAATTGCCGTGGAGGTAGCGTCACGAAATAATGCCGCCTATGCCGAGGCGGTCGGTCGATGGATTGGGTAGCTACAGTCGTTGCATTTGTGATTCAATTACCGGCTTTAGGTTTCGACGTTCGTCGGCGGTCAATTGATCGGACCCGCACAGCGACACAAGAGACTCCAACGACTCCCGTCGCACATCCGCGCCGTTACGGTATGCCTCCGCGCGGCGAACCGCCCACGCGCCAATGACCAGCAAAACCCCAAGCACCCCAAAAGAAATCAAGGCGTCCATCACTACTCCTCCATCTTGATTGTTTTTTCATACACGGCCACCACACGATCGATCACGGCGATTTGTGTTTCCGAAGGACCAAGCGGCCACGCGGGTCCCTGGGTCGAGATAAACCGAGTGTCGACCGCCGACACGTCCCCGTAGATGTCCGGTGTCCCGGCAGGCAGAACGTCACCAATTGAGACCACGAGGTGCCACCGAAACCAGTACATCCCCGACGACGCGCCGGTCACCAGGACCCAGGATCGCTCCCGAACATCCAGGTCACCCGAGGTCCGGCCGGCACGAACCGCCAACTTCCAGGTCCGGCCACGATTCGACCGATCGGCCGGTAGCGGCAGGGCCGGGTTCTCTTCATCGATTCGCTCAACGGCCAGCAGCCGCTCCGCCCCCGGGTCCGCGACGTCCCGGCGATGACACACCACGACGTGCATGATCGCGTTTTCGCCCCGATAGTTCGCCCCCTGGAAGGTCGCAAACCAGGAGAACGCCCCCTCGCTGGCCCGCGACTCGAAGCCGGCCGGCACCTGCTGGGGCGCCAACGTGCGGTCGCCGGGGAGCGAAAACACGAGGTCGTCGTTTGCCCGGAAGATTGAGTCGGCCAGCATTTGACCTGCAGGCACCATCGCGCCACCAGGAAACGACCGGACGCTCACGCGGTGCATCCTCGCCCCCGGAATCGTCGCGGGATCGAAGGCCGGGAACCAGTTGTGCGGCGAGGCCGTGCCGTTGGATGCCACGTAGAGTGGATCCAAGCAGTACGCATGCCCGCCGATCGGCACCGTGGACCATGTCCCGCGAGGCCCAGCGGCCCGGTTGAAGCCGCGCACCGCTACCTCCCGGATTGCGTTACGCCCCAGGCGGTCCGCCCCATCCAGCGCGGCCCCGTTCGCGGCCTGCCGGCCCGCCACCACCAGGGTCGCGAGCACACCAAGGATCCCAACGGCCGCAATCGCGATCCCAAACAGCACCTCCACCAGAGTTACACCAGAGCGTTTCATCGTCCACCTCCCTTTCTACCGCTATTGTGGCCCTGTCCCGCCAGTCAAGCAACACCGGATCAGGATTTTCCCGCTAGAATCCTGCCGAGCAGCGGGTAAACTCCCGCGATGGACGTGAATTGCCCCCACCGCTCCCCGAATCCCCTCGGCCTCGTGTACTGTGGCTGCGGGGGCACGAGAACCGCCTACCGGTGCGACCATCCCGCGATCGCCGGCCCCGTGACGCGCCATGCCGCGCACCCGAGGAAGCGGGAGATCCGGGCCCCGGACGGCACCGTGGTGGCACGGCTCCAGCGGTTCAAGATTCCCGCCTGCGCGGCTTGCCCGCACCGCCCCGCCGAGGAACCCGGCCCGGACCCTAGCGAGCCCGCAGCAGCCCAGGACTGCCTGCGGGCCACGATCTGCGGGGGATGCCCGACCCTGGACCGCCAGGGCCAACCGTTTGAATGCCCGGGCCCCGAGGGTGCGTCGTGTCCGCTCGACCTCTGGCCCGTGATCACAAGAAGCCGACGCGGCGCCAAGCGGCGGGGATGTGGCGGCTGTAAATAGAAAACCCCCGCCCGCTGGAACGCCCAGCGGGTCGGGGGAGAAGAAGTCCCCGGCCTGAATCAACCGGGGAGTGAAACCGTCAGGGCTCGAACCTGAATATGCCAGCCGCGTTAGCGTGTCTGGTGCGTTTGTCCACTTTCGCCACGGTCCCATTAATTCATGCTGCCTCTTGGCTTTTTGCGTCGAATTCAATCTGTTCGCGCCCGTTGCGATCAACGAAATATGCGCCCGACCACGGCAGCACTCGCGGAGGATTCTGTGGGCCAGCGGTGGTGGGCTTAACGCACACATGACCGCACTGAATGCCTTTTGCGGTTGGTTTTGCGTTAACCTTGCCGCATCTGGGGCACATTTCGTCGCATCGCTTCTTAATGGCCACGATTGCCTCACTTGCATCGACTGTTCAGCGCCGTTTTTTATCGGGACCGGCGGGATTCGAACCCGCGACCTCCCAGCGTCTATTGCCAGGTGGGCTGACCACTGCCCCACGGTCCCAGTGGAACAAGAGGAAGTTGAATCCTCGCGCCCGTGACAAAGCGTCACGGGCGCCCGCCCGGTTGTCCCGTCGCACTAGCGACCGATCCGAAGTTCCTCGACACGACCAACGCACGCCTGCATCGGCGGCGGACAGTCGGTGGCCGGGTAATTCGTCTGCCCGCAGCACTCGGGCTCCAGCGGCATCGGGCCGTTCATGGTGTGCTTGATGTTGAAGCACTTGCCCTTGAGCGACTCCTGCTCGGTCTTGTCCGGGTCCATCAGGTACGCCTCCAGGTCGCGACAAAGCGCCCCGACCGCGGCCGCGCGGCAGTCGCCCCCGTAGACCAATCGCTGGCATCCCACATGGGCCACAAACCCGTTCGCGACAACCTCGATTTCCAATCTGCGATACATCGTTGCCTCCTTGAAATGAACTACTGAAACCCCTCACGAAAGCATATCCAGCGACACCTTGGCGGCAACCTGAATTTCCAGGCCACGCCGCAGCATTTCATAGAAACACCGGGCGGTTGCGACCATGTCGGCGTCGGCCCTGTGGGCGCCCTGGAGCGACTCACCAAACAGGTGCCAGTAGAGTTCCTGCAGCTTGGGCCACTTGTACCCGTACCGGCCATGTATTTTGCACAAGTCCGTCCCGAGCTTCATGGTGCAAACTGACGGCCACCCCATCCACTGGCTCGCGACCGTCGGGAGCCCGACGCGGACCAACTCGGCCCCGATAATCGGCCGGTCGAAGTCCACGTTATGGCCCACCAGGAGCCCGCAGTCCGCCGCGTCGTCAAACAACTCCATCAAGACCTCGTCCAACGGCCGGCCTTCCGCCACGGCCTGCGCGGTCGTGATCCCGTGGATGTCCGATGCCTCCTGGGGGATCTCGAACCCATCGGGCCGCACGATCCGGCACTGGACGTCCCCGGGGTCGACCTCATCGTCGCCCACCAGCCACGCGACCTGGACCAATCGCGGCCAGTTCGCCCCATCGGTCACCGGGGCCGTGTAGCTGCGCGGCTTGCCGGTTGTCTCGCAGTCGAAAAAGCAGTATTTCATTTCGGGAACTCCTGTACTCTGAGATCGCCTGGCCACTGTTCGGGATCACCCGACACCCGTCCGCCGATCGGCATTTGCTTATGAAAACAGCTGACGCCGAAGTACCGGCATTGTTTCACGAGCGCCCGCGCGGCCGACTCGTAACCGTCCGCAAACCGCCCGGCCTTGTGCCCCGGCAGCTGCTCGCAGCCCACGATCGCCCAGTCGATCCCCGGATCGTCCCGGTCCCGCTCCACCAACGCGGAATCGCTGTGGCACCGCGGACAGACCCACCGGGTACCGTTCTCGTCGACATCCTCGTCGGACTGCCTCGGGTCAGGCACCAGATCATCCTCCCGGCCCGCGAAATCGCAATGGTTCTCGCACGCGACTTCCCAGAAGTTGCCCCGCAGATCGTAGGGAGTGTCAACCTGTCCGCCGCCCAGGAAGCAGAGATCCAGCGGCCCCAGGAGCGGCTCGGCGGAAATAAACCGCACGCGGGCAGGCACGGACAGTAACACGGGCACGCGCTCGTCCGCGAAACACTGGCTCTCGGCCGTGACGCCCAGCCAAACATTCTCGTAGCCGTCGCCCCAGTCCGCGGGCAAGCAATCCAGCATCCGCTGGTGCCGTTTGGTTAGAACCTGGAACACCAAATTCGGGCAATCGCGAACGACCCTCCAGGCATCGGCACGCCACGAATCCGCAGCGCCGTGGAACCAGTCCGACCACGAGCAGGTGAACACGAGATCCCGCCTGCCCGCCGCCTCGGCGTCCCGCTGCCATTTGCGCGGCTGGCCCCATGTTTTCGTCCGAACAACCTGCTCGGGATCGAGACCGTACCGTCGCTGCTCGGCAAACATATAGCACGCCGCGCAGCCAGGCGAGACTCGCGCGCAGCCTCGCCACGGGTTCCATGTTCTCTTGGTCCAAGAAATCCCCGTTGTAGCACCCATCACTTCGGCTCCCGTAAATTCCCCGCCGGCACGATCCAGACCGTACCGTCGATCTCGACCCCGTGATTCCGTGGCCGCCCCCTGGAGGACACGACCACACGCCCGACCTTGCCATGCAGGGGCATGAACGCCCGCCACTTGGCCGCGTACCAGACCTGGACCACCTGATTGAGTTTCGGGCACGAAATCATTTTTTGTGTTGGTTTCCACGGAGATGGTAGCTACACTGCCCACGCAGGACAACATTTTCTTTCGGAGGATTCCCATGAGAACCGATTTGAAAGACTACATCCCGCGCCCCGCGACCTGGATTGCGCCCGATGGCCCGGCGGACCACCGGGTAATCCGGGTCCGGGTCAGCCCCGCCCAACGCCAGACCTTCGACGACGCGGCCGCGCGGGCCGGCAAGACCCTTTCGGGCTGGCTGCGTGATCTCGCGATCGAGGCGGCCCAGCACCAAGAGGCTGTGGCGTGATCCAAATTCTCTTACTCCTTGTCGCCCTCCGGCCGCACCCGCGGCGACAGGCCGCCGACCGTCGGCCACGGTCCCGAGACCCCGGCTATGATTCGCCGCACCAGGCCGAACCGGCGCGAATGATCGGTCGCTACCCGGCGGGATACGCTTAGCTCTGCCCCGTGGCGGTCGCGTGCCGGGCGATTGACCACGGGCCGGCGATCCCGAGGAGGGACGTCGACAACAAAATGCGCGGCCCCGGCGACCCCGGGGCCGTTTTTCGTTCTTGAAACCACGCCAGATCCTGCTACCATTTCGCAACCCCCAGGAACCCCAAGATGAAACTGACCAAGAAAACCGCCAAGCGGATTCACAGCATCAAGGCCGCGCGACAGGCCCGGAGAGCCAAGCTGCCCCCGATCCTGCCCAGGGCCCGACGACGCCCATGTCCGCCGACGGAACCGAACTCGACCTGCTGAGTCAAATCCAGGACCGCTTGCGCGAAAAAGTACCGTTTACGGTCCCGCAGTGCTTCCTGTGCGACATGCCGGTCCCGGAAATCTTCCCGCCCAGTGACCCGATTTGCACCATCAGCGTCGGGGCGTCGAACTTCGACCCCGAGTTGTTCGATGGCGGCGGCTTCAACCAGTTGACCCAGCACACGCCCATCTACGTGACGGTCCTGGTCCGCAGCACCCTCGACCACCCGCCCGCGATCGAGACCGCGTTGCTCGATCCCAACCGCGGCCTCCTGATGCGATACAAGCCCAGGATCTTGCGTGCCCTCTTGGCCGAGTGCGATTCCGCCCAGCACGACCAAGGCCCCACGATCCCGTGGTCACCCGAGTACGAGGGAGAGCCAATCCTCCGCGACTGGATCAAGCCCGTGAGCTGTTCCCAGCCGACCTACATGCAGACAAGTGACCGCGGGGGCGCGCGATTCCTTGGCATTACCCTGACGTTCCGCTGCTCGTTTGACTGGCGGCTTTGATGCCGAGAATTCTGAAAAGATTCCTGCTTGAAATCCGATCACTACCTCGCTAACGTGCCTCGTGCTAATTCTGACACGACCCACAGGGAGGTGGCGATGCTCGAAACCCCGGATGTCCGCTATCGGGTCAACGACAGCGAGGGCAACTATTCCGCCGAGGCCGTGAAAGAGATCGCGTTGCTGCACGGCTGGCCCGACGGCAAAAACGCGCTCTTCGGCAAGTCGATGCCCAGCGGGGGCATGATCCAGAAGCTCAACGGCATGACGCTCTCGGCCGGAATCGCGTGGCTCGGCCCGATCGCGGACGAGCAGGTCGAGATCATGGCCAGCCTGGAGGTCGCGAGCGCGATCCGGTATCTGGTCAAGCACCGTGGCCACAAGATCGCGAGGGCATGATGACTAAGCGACTCTACGTGGCCGGAGCCTACTCTGGCCCGGACGTGATCTCGGTGATGGGCAACATGCGACGCGGCCTGCAGCTTTCCGCCGAGGCGATGCGGCTTGGATTCGCGGTCTATAGCCCGTGGTGCGATTGCCTGCTGCACTTCCAGCAAGAGATCCCGCTCGAGACCTGCTACAGGGTCTCGCTCCCGTGGCTGGAGGTCAGCGATGCCGTGCTGCTGGTCGAGCAGGGAGCCGGGCAATCCCGCGGCACCCAGGCCGAACTGTCCCGAGCACGTGAGCTCGGGATTCCGATTTTCACCAATACCGGGGACTTGTGCGAATGGGCGCACGGGACCGGGATTTACGACTAGGAGACGGACTTGACACCCGACCAGCTACTTGACCTTCACCGCGTGCTCTGCGGCAGAGCGCAGACGATCATGGTTTCCAAGAACCGAGACTACCGGGGCGCGGGCGACGATCCGTTCGCGAACTTCCGCGGTTCCGAGTTTCTGGGCGTTGACCCGATCCTTGGAATCCTGATGCGTTGCATGGACAAGTTCCAGCGGATTCGCAGTTTTGCGAACACTGGCACCCTGGCGGTCAAGAGCGAGTCATTCGAGGACGCGGTCGTGGACGTGATCAACTACATGGTGCTCGCGGCCGGGATGGCGCAGGAGCGGACTAGGCCCAACGAGACAGCCAACATGGCCTACGAGATGGGCGTCCAGATCGGAATTCCTGGATTGTTTGACATCCAGGAAGAGGCGAGGAAGATTCGCGACGAAATCGCCGACGACGTCCCGATCGCCGCCCCCGATGAACCGCTCGACGCCAACATCGCGTACCTGAAATCCCTCCCGGAGTCCCAGATCCCCGAGGAACCCCCGGCCACGTAAGGACGCACTGTGCCGAAACGAACCCACCAACACGTCACCCCGGCCCCAAGCCCCAGCGAACGCGAGATCGGCGCCGAGGTCCGGGTAACATGGCTTGATCATGCCTGCGTGGCCGAGTGGCACGACTCAGCGGAACGCGAATATGCCCTCCGGACGTTCCACACCTACGGGACCGTGATCGAATCCCACGACGACCGACTCGTGGTCGCCAGCACGATCGGGGACGGGTGCGTGGGCGACGTGAACATTATCGGGCGAGCGATGATTACGGAAATTCACATCCTTGGCGACGGAGCAGCCACATGACCTCACTCCTGGAACGTGTCACCACCACGCCAGCCCGCGCCCTTGGGGCACCCGACTGGTTCAAGGCCATGAGCGCCGCCGACCAGCAGGACATCCGAGACCTCTTGGCCGTTCGGCTGCGCGACGACGGGACTGTCCGGCACTCGTTTCAGCAGCTGGCCGAGATCGTGATTGAGCACTACGGGCTAGCGGTCAAACCCAACAGCGTCCGGATGCGATTGGCCGAAATCACCCGCGAGATTCAGCAATGCCCAAGAAAAGCCTCCAAGAAAAAGTAGCCTCGACCCCGACGGCCGGTCAACGCGAGGTCCAGGGCCTGAAGGAGCAATTGCGCGAGGCCCACCGGCTGATCGAGCAGCAGGCCGAGCGGATCGAGCGAATGGGTCGACCGGGCGTCAAGATCCCAGCCGGGAAAGCGCCCCGGCGACACAAAGGGTCCTATCTCCGGGTCGTGGTCCCCGATACCCACGGGAGCCAGTGTGACCCGCGGGCCGTCGCGGCATTCTTGGCCGACCTGGAGCACCTCCAGCCCCGCGAGATCGTACTCTTGGGCGACCACCTGGACTGCGGCGGGTTCTTGGCCGAGCATCACACGTGGGGCTACGTGGCCGAGACCGACTACACGTTCGAGGACGACATCCGAGCCGCAAACGACTTCCTGGATCGAATCCAGGCCACGAAGTCCAATCCCACGATCCACTACTGTGAGGGCAACCACGAACGACGAATTGTTGCGTTTGGGATCACGCAGTCGCTGAAAATGCGGAGCGACCGCAAGTTTATTCTGCAAAAGTGGATCGAGATGTTTGCCCCCATGAGCGTGCTCAACATCGAGAAGCGAGGAATTCATTACTACCAACAGGGCGAGTTCTACAGCGAGAACGCGATCCCGGCCACGATCACGCTCGGGCAGGAGATGCTGACCCACGGGAGTTTCTGTGGTCGCCATTCCGCCAAGCAGCACGTCCAGGAGTTCGCCGCCAATGTGACGTTCGGACACACGCACCGCGCGCAGTCCTACATCACCAGGACCGCAACCGGCAAGACGATCGTGGGCCAGAGCCACGGGTGCCTGTCCAGGCTCCAGCCGCTCTGGCAGCACACGAGCCCGACCGGCTGGTCACACGGCTACGGGATCCGGCTGGTTCATCCCAGCGGGGAATTCCTGCCCTTCCATGTCCCGATCGTCGACGGACGATCACTACTCGTTGATCTCGCGGACCGGCTGAGGTAGGAGTTTTAACCTAGCATTGTCGAATGTGCGTAAACAGTGTGATATGTAGCCATAGGGAACATGTTTTAGTAACCCGGCAGATCGCGGTATTGCAAATGATTCTCTCCCACAAGATCCAGCTCGATCCGACAATGAAACAGCGGGGCTATTTTGCCCGCGCAGCCGGCACGTCGCATGTCGTGCCCGACAAGGGACCGGAGATCAGGACGCCGTTGACTTGGCAGGAGTGGGACGCGCTCAAGCGTGCCGTCCGGGCCATGCGGGCACATGAAAAACAGGTTGACGATCAAGCCTGAGCGACAATGCTTTGCCAAGGAGTAACGCAATGAAACACGCATGGACGCTTGCCTGCCTGCTATTCGCCACGACGGCCTGCGCGGACTGGCCCCAGGTCGTGAGCGCGACGGCCCGAATCACCACCCCGGGCACCGGCACCGCGGTCGTGTACCGGGTGGACGATGATTCGATTTGGCTCTTGACCGCCGGCCACTGCACGGCCCACACGGATACCGTCCAGGTCGAGTTCTTTCGTGACGGCCGCCCGCTGCCGCTCGTGCGCGGCCAGGTCGTGCTGGCCATCAATGAGTCACGGGAGCGGGACGTCGGGATCGTGAAAGTCGCCGCGAAGGACCTCGGTCACTACCGCCCGCCCGCAATTCCCCTCGGGGACCCTGAGCGGGATCCCGCACTGGGCCAGCAGGTCGTGAGTTGCGGCTGCTCGGACGGCGCGTGGCCGACGCTGTTCCTGGGCCACGTCGATGAAATCGAAAGCCCCCGGATGTTCAACGTCACCCCGTCGGTGCGCCCGGGCCGCAGTGGCTCCGGGGTATTCGACCACACGGGAGAAAGAATCCTGGGCATCCTGACCCGCGAGAGCGGCGGGACCGTGGGATTGCGACAGATCAAGGCCCTGGCGGGCCGCTGGACCTGGAGGTGACATGATCGCGAAATCGAAACACGCCCGAGCGCTCGCGATTGAGTATCGCGATGCACGCAGGCTGGTGGCATCAATGCGACAGACCAATCGCGAACTCGCGGCCAAACAGCGAGAACTCGCGATTGCCAAGCGGGACCTTGAATCCGCAAGGACAACAATCCGCGATGCCCTGCCGGTCTATGTCCGCGCCCAGGAAATGGAACGCCACCACTTCGGTCAGCAGTTCGTGCTGTCGGTCGCGTTCAACCCCCATTGCATCTGGCGGGCAAGTTTTGACGTAAACCTTCATCGCCACGGTGGCGACGTGTACGAACTCGACAGCCATGCCCGCTGGGTCGCCCAAGATGCCGCCGAGAAAATCCACCACACCATCATGGACGAGATCCGCAAGCAAACCGGAATCCCTGGAGGACCCTATGGCCGCTTCTGACCTCTGGCTCTACCGAGCCGACACCGACCTCCTGCGACCCGTCCGGGTCCACTGCCCCGACGGCCGCTACCCGGCCCACGACGCCGACGGCAAGATCGTGTACGAGAACACGCACTTTGATTCCGAGCGAGATGCCTGGGAATGCTTGTTCCGCAACGCCCAGGCCGGGGTGAGCCTCGCGGGCGGGCGCGTCAAAGAAGCCCGCCAGCGGGTCCTGGAGGCCAACCAGTACGCGGCCGACATGGCGGTCGAGTTCGAGACCGTGCGGGACGGATGCAGGGACTTCGCACGGGCACAGGAGAGCATGGACATCCCCACGGAGGAATTGTGCGATGAGTGAGCGTCGAGTGGTCCAGGCCGGATTCAGTGGTGCGGTCGGGGGTGCGGGAACGGAAGCGTTCGAGACCGCCCGATTCTTCATTTCCCGAGGGCTAGAGGTCCACATGGTGCCGACCTGGGAATCGCCCGACCCGGTGCGCCGCCAAGAGGTCGAGCAGCTGGGCGTCACGGTCCACTGCATCAAGCCCGCGGGGGTCGGGGACCTGTTACGCGAACTCGGGGGCCCGCCGGTGGTCTCGTTTTGCAACCCCGGCTTTCTGACGCACTACCGCCGCTTCAAGGAGCACAGCCCGACCGTCTGGGTGAACTGCATGACCTCGATCTCAGGCGAGGAACGGGCCGCGTGGAAGAAAAACGGGCTCCCGGCCGCGTTCGTGTTCCAGAGCGAATTCCAGCGGCGGCTCCTGGAGCTACGGCTCCAGCGTCACCAGTACCGCCAGGAGCTCGGGCACCTGATCCGCGGGGCGTTCTGCTTCGACACCTGGGACTTCGACCCGCTGGCCCGCGTCGAGGGCGAGCCGTTCGTGGTCGGACGCGCGGCCCGGCCCGACCCGTCGAAGTGGTCGAGCAATACCCTGGAGGCACTCGACCCCGTGCCGAACGTCCGGGCGCTATTCCTCGGCGCCGACGAGCGGGTCCGCCGACAACTCGGGCGGCGACGCTGGGCCGACATGCTCGCGCCGGGAGCCGTGCAGGCAAAGTCCTACTACAAGCGGCTCCACGCGATGATCTGCTATAACAGCACCGCCAAGGAGAACTGGCCCCGGGTCGGGTTGGAAGCGATGGCGACCGGGGTCCCGCTCGTGGTCGACGGCCACTGGGGCTGGACCGAGATGGTGCGCCACGGCGAAACCGGGTTCTTGGCCCAGCGGACATCCGAATTCACCGAGTACCTCCGCATCCTGGAGGCCGACGAGGCCCTGCGGCACCGGATCGCCCAGCAGGCCCGGCACTCCCTGGAGACGGAACTCGCGAACCCAGACGCGATCTGGGGCGGCTGGTGCGGGATCTGGCGCGCCATCGGGGCCGAGCACTTGTGCGACGTCACGGGACCGTCGCCGCTTGCCCCCTCGATCGAGAACGTGCGGGACCTGCTGGCCGCCCAGCGATCCGACGACGAGGCGCTCATGGGCAACGCCCGTGCGATCCTGGGCGTCACGGAACCGCCCGGCCAGCAGTTTATCGCCAGCAAGAACATCGAACTGGGCCATCCGGTCTGCTGGCAAGACGGGATGATTTTAGGATATCCGGTGGTCACCGACCGCTCGATGGAACCGCTCAACCCTGGCGATTTCATGCTAGCCCGACCCGGCCAGCCAAGTGCATTCCGATTCGACGCCAAGGAACTGCAGCCCAAGGACTCCCACGAGGCGACGGAGGACACACGGGAACAACTTTCCTGGACACCCGAGACCCCCGACCTACAATCCCGGCAAACCCCCGAGGAGGAATCATGACAGGCCAGATCCCCATTGTGCAACTCAACGTCGAGTCCATGCGACACACGATGCAGCAGGCATTCAGCCAGCACCTGCTCGACATGGACAAGATGTTCCAGCACGCGATCGAGCAAGCGTGCCGGCCTGAAAACGTCCAGGCGGTCCTCCAGGATGCGGCCGAGCGGTTTCTCCGCGAGGCGGTTGACCAAGATGTCCGGGGCTTCTTCGCCCACGGGCCGGGCCGCGAGGAGGTGCGCCAGATGGTTGCCCGCGCGCTGACGCGCCACCAGGGGCCCACGGCCGAACAACTCCGTTATCTCGTCAAGTGCTTCGCCGACGACCAGGAGGTCGCGGAGGCGCTCGACCGATTCGACGCCTACGAGCGTGGCGAAGCGGATCCCGAGCACCGGCCCGACATGGGACCTGAACTCGACCCCTGCGCGACCCCGACGGACCACGGGGCCGCCTATCTGGCAACCAAACAGGAGACCCGATGAACACTTTCGACGCCCGAGCGATGCACCAAACGATCGGCCACGACCACGGGATCGTGATCGAGGCCGGAAGCAATGAATTCGACGACACCGCCGGGTTCGTGGCCGAGATGCCGCTCGCCACGTTTCACTGCTTCGAGTGCGACCCCAGGGCGATCGCGAAGGCGAAAGCGAAGAACCTCCCCGCGAACGTCCACCTCTACGAGGTCGCGCTCTCGGACCAGGTCGGGACCCACGAGTTCCACCAGAGCGACGGCCAGCCGGACGGCGACTACTGGCGGGGCTACGGGAACCACTGGGACAAGAGCGGAAGTTTGCTCCCGAACGACCGCCACACCAAATACACGAACTGGATGTCGTTCCTGCCCCCGATCGTGGTCCCGACCACGACCCTGGACCACTGGGCGACCGAGTACCTCGCGCCCGACGCGGTCGTGGACCTGATTTGGGCTGACCTCCAGGGCTCGGAAGCCATGATGCTCCGCGGCGGCCAGCAGTTGATCAAGCGGCTCCGCTACCTGATCGCCGAATGCGACCCGCGGCCGTTATACAAAGGCATGGCCCGCCTCCAGGACCTCGACGCCCTGCTGCCGGGCTTTACCCGCGTGGCCGAGTACCGGGGATTCAATCACCTTTGGCGGAACGACGCACTATGACGGCCATCCGGGTCAACCTGATCGGACAACTGGGAAACCAATTGTGCATCCATGTCTTCGCCAAGGTACTGGCAGTCAGGACCGGCCTTTGCTACCGCGCGCCGCGTTGCTTCCTGGACAAGCAGGGCCGCCCGCTCCAGTGGACCGGCGACCCGCTGTTCACCATGACACCCTCGCCAGGCCGATCGGCCGGCGACCGGCGGCCCGTCAATCTCCGCTGCGGCCACTGGGTGGACGTGCCCGCACTCGAACACGCGACCCGGATCACGCTGAGTTGCGGCTACTACCAGCGTTACGAGTATTTTCGCCCCTACGTGGACCAGATCAGGAACGAGTGGCTGAAGCTCCAGCGGCCGTTCCTGGAAACCGACCCCGCGGCGGTGTACTGCCACGTTCGAAGACGTGATTACGTCCCGACCGCCCAGCGGCCCGTCACGCAACAGCAACAGCCGCTCGCCGCCACGCTGGACGAGTACGCGGCCTGCCTGCGGCACTTCCCGGACGCCCGACGACTCGTGGTCTGCACCGACGATCCCCGGGACCCGTGGCTCTACGAACTAAACCGCCTGGGGATCCCGGTGACGATCAATGGCGGGACGTGGGACCACGACCTACTGACGCTCATGAGCGCCGAGAACCTGTTGATCTGCCAATCGACCTACAGCTGGTGGGCAGGCTTCCTGGGACGCGCCCAGCGGATCGTCTGCCCGGTGTTTCCAGGGACGCACTGGCGGCTTGGACTGGATGGCGGACTCACGGGACCGCCCCGCAATGGCGACTACCCGTCGCTCTGTGTTGATGATGACCCCCGGTGGATTTGGGAACAAGGAGAGCAAGGATGATCGTAACGGTCGTGGGTACGGGAAAACTTGGTTCGTCGATGGCGGCCCTATTCGCCGCCGCGGGCCATACCGTCTATTGCGTGGACCGCAACCAGGAGTTCCTGGACGCGATCCGGGACCGGCGAGCACCCGTGCAAGAGCCGGGGCTCCAGGAGTTGATCGACCAGCATGGCGACCGGATGTTGCCAGTGGGGGTCGACCAGTGCCACGAGGCGGTGAGGCGAAGCGAATTCGTGTTTATCATTGTCCCGACGCCCTCGACCGCGCGGGGCGACTTCTCGAACGAGTTTATCCTGGACGCCCTGGAGCCGATCAAGCAGGCGATCGTGGACGGCGCGCGGCCCCATATCGTGGTGACTTGTACCACCAGCCCCGGGGCATGCGAGAACGTCCTGATCCCGTCCCTGCAGGAGACCGGATGTTGCCCCGGGGTGGACTTCGGTTTCAGTTACAACCCGGAGTTTATTGCGCTCGGGAGCGTGATTCGGGACATGCGAAACCCGGACTTTATCCTGATTGGCTCAGTGTTGGTGCGCTGGGCCGACCACCTCAGGCAGTTTTACGAAGAACTTCACCGAGACCTCGGTGACCCGCAGCCGACTGTCGCGAAGATGAGCCTCGTGAACGCCGAGATCACGAAACTGGCGGTCAATTGCTTTTGCACGATGAAGATCAGTTACGCGAACCAACTCGCGCGGCTCTGCGAGGCCATCCCGGGCGCCGACGCCAAAACGGTCACCGACGCCCTGGGGCTCGACGCGCGAATCGGCCGAAAGTACCTCGCCCCTGCGTCGATTTTCGGCGGCCCATGCTTCCCCCGTGACGGCCGCGCGTTCGAGCACGCCTGCCGAGCGACATCCACCACCGGATCGCCACTCGTCGAAGCCACGCAAGACATCAATCAGATGGTCGTCAATCACTTCGTGGACCTGATTGACCGCGGAACACCAGACCGGCTCGCGATCTTGGGCCTGAGCTACAAGCCCGATACCCCGATGACCGACGAATCGCTCGCGACCCAGCTCATTCCCAGCTATGCGGGCCACTTGACGGAGAACATTCGGCTTCACGACCCAATGGCCAAGATTCACGCCGCGCACTGCCGGCAATTCGAGAGTGCCCAGGAGGCCGTCCAGGACGCCGACGTGGTCGTGATCGCGACCGCGTGGCCCGAGTACCGAGAACTCAAGCCCGAGTGGTTCAAGCGGTCCTGTCTGATCCTGGACCTCTGGAACGTGCTCGACCCCGAGGCGTTTCGCAACCACAACCGTTATGTGCCCGGACGAGGACCCGCATGCAACGCTTGATCACGATGTCGACCTTGGGCCAGATCGCCCAAGCGGGTAATCACTTGGCCCAGTACGCGTTTCTCCGCTGGTACGCGCACCTCCACGGCGCCGAGTACCAGTGTCCACGCTGGGTCGGCCAGTATCTCTTTGGCTTCCAGGACCCGCCCGTGACCGTGAAGCTGCCCCAGGTCGAGGAACGGGTCGGCCCCGCGCCGCCCGGCCGGATCGGGATTCCGATTCCGCCCGTGGGCGACGAGTGGATCGGCCACGACTGGAAAGGCTACGGGCAATTCGACACCGCGTGGTACCAGCCCGGCCGAGAATTCATCCAGGGTCTCTACCGCGAACCCGCCGAGCCCCAGCGGTCCCGCGTGCTGCCGTTGGTCGACAAACTTCGCCAGCGAGGCAAGACCCTGATCGGGCTACACCTTCGAAGGGGCGACAGCGGCCGGGTAATCTACCCATTTACGCCGATCGAGTGGTGCCTCCGCTGGCTCCACGACAACTGGCAACGCTTCGACGACCCCGTGCTCTATTGCTCGACCGAGCAGGCCAGTCTCGCGAGTTGGTTCTGTCACTACAACCCCGTGGTGGCCGAGGACCTTGGGATCACGTTCAAGGCGGAACCCTATCCCGGCTACCACTACCCGTTCCCGATCGAGCCCCGGAAGGCCCGGCAACTCGACTTCTTCCCCGATTGGGCGATCCTTCAGAGGTGCGATGTCCTGCTGGCCAGCGATTCAAGTTTCAGCATGACGGCCGCCTGGACCAGCACTACACTGCGGGAGTGCTGGAGGATGAAACTCAGCCTCCGGGACTTCGAGCGCACTGATCCGTGGGACATGCACTTTTGCAACCGCGAGCACCTGGACGACTACCCCGGCATCCCCGGGACGGCGATTGATTCCAACCCCGGATTCGGCTGGGAAGGATTCCGACCCAAGCACAAGGCCGTGCCCGAGGACCCCACGACGTTCCAACCTTACTTGAGGCCCCGATGAGCGAAGCACAGCGAATTTATCTCACGATCTACATGGGAGCAATCAGTGGATGGCTGGCCAATAAGTGGGCCAACCAAGGCGACCAAACAGCCGAGATGGCGCACAAAATCGCGGACGAGGTCGCAAAGCGCGGCACCATCGCGGTCGTGGACATCGCAAAGGACGACGAATGATCACCGTCCTGATGGCCGCCAAGACCTCCGCCGAGTATATGCCCAACGCGATCGGGTCCCTGTTGGGCCAGACCTTCCAGGACTGGCACCTCGTGATCGGGGTCAACGGCATCCCGGACCAACCGGCCGTCGCCAATCAAGCGTGGAGCACCGGCGAGCGCAGCATCCCGAACGACGTCTACGAGATGGCGTGGCTCTACACGCGGCCGTTTTACTCGCGCGTGACCCTCATGAACATGCCGGACGCGCGCAATAAAGGCGAGGCCCTGAATCGCATGATGGAGCACGCCCAGGGCGAGTACGTCGCGATCCTGGACGTCGACGACCTCTGGCACCCGAGGAAACTGGAACTCCAACTCGAAACCGCCCGCCAGACCGGCGCGGACGTGATCGGGACCAGGGGGATGTATTTCGGGGCCGCGCGCGGCTCAATCGGGGTTCCGGCAGGGCCGGTGACGCTCGACTACCTGCGGCGGCAGAACGGGATCTTGAATTCGTCCGCGCTGATCCGCCGCGAATTCGCCTGCTGGGAACCGATGGACGAACCCCTGGAGGATTACGAGCTTTGGCTCCGGCTCGCCAGCACGGGCCACCGGCTCCACAACGACTCCGACTACCTGACCTTCATCCGCTGCCACGCGGCCCAGTGGTCCCACGGAAATTGGCACATCGAAGAATTGAGGAAACGCTATGGCGGCTAACAAACGAGTTGCGCTCTGCTGTTTTGCGACCGGACGCTACAAGGAATTCCTTCCCGATCTGGCCCGCACCGCGAGGGAGCACTTCGACCCCGGGGACACGCTCGACCTCGTGGGCTTCGTGGACAACGATCAAACGCCCGCCGGATTCGACCGCGTGTTCCAGATCCCGCACCTCCGCTGGCCCTACGGGACCCTCTACCGCTACCGCTGGCTGGCCGAGCGCGAGAAGGAACTCTCACAGTACGACTACCTGTTTATGTGCGATGTCGACATGCGGTTCGTCGGCCCGGTCGGGCCCGAGATCCTGGGCGGGCTCGTGGGGGTCCTGCATGCCGGGCACCTGAAGAAAAACCCCCAGGCGCTGCCCTACTGCCGCCACAAGGGTTCGACCGCGAGGGTGCGGCCCGGACTGGGCACCCGCTACTACGCGGGCGGGTTCCAGGGCGGGGCCGCGCGCCAGTACCTCAAGGCCTGCCGGCACATCGCGGACAACATCACGCAGGACGAGCGACACCACTACATCGCGGACTGGCACGACGAGTCCCACTGGAACGCCTATCTGGTCAGCCGCCCGCCCGCGGTCTCGCTTTCGCCGCAATACTGCTGGGGTGAACCGGACGGCTGCCCACCAGGCACCAAGATTCTCGCGCTCGCGAAGGACCACGCGGCGTTCCGGAGTGACGGGGCCGACCCGGCGTCCATCGCGCCCGTCACGGCACCGCCCGAACCCCCGGCCCCCGTGCCCGCCACGGCGCCCCAGAGCCGCCAGGACGTGAAGGAACTGGTCCGGGCGGTCCAACGGTCCAACCTGCGGCCCGACGCACAGGCAAGCCTCCAGGGCCTGCTGGGTCAGCTCGACCGGGTACTCGACCGCGCGGCCCCGCGGGTCATGCACGCCGGCCCGCAGGGAGATCTTGCGGCGGTCCTGCGCGAACTCCTGCCACGCGACCCCGTGGTCTACGTGGACGTCGGGGCCTCGGAGCCGGTCGATTGCTCCAACACCCACCCGTTCTATCTCGCGGGCGGGCACGGGCTCTTGATCGAACCCCGGCCCAGCTGCTGGTACGCGATCCTGCTCCAACGGCCGCGCGATCGCCTCTACCCGAAGGCGGTCGCGGCCCAGGAGGGCTGGGCCGACATGAAGCTCTGCGATGCCTGCTCGTCGCTCGACCAGACCTGGACGAACGAAAAACGGGGCGAACTGCTGGTCCAGACCGAGCCCCTGGGTACCATTCTGCATCGCTTCCCCGAGATCCGAGACGCCTGCCAGTTGGTCTCGATCGACACCGAGGGGACCGAGGAAGCGGTCATCGGGTCCGTGGACTGGACCACATTCCGCCCCCAGGTCGCGGTCGTCGAGCATGCGTCATTCCAGCGACCCGAGGAATCCGAGCACCGCGCGGACGCGATCCTGGGGCTCATGCGTGAAAGAGGCTACCGGGTCGTCCACCGGGACGCCATCAACCTAGTGTTCAAGAGGATACCATGATTCTGGAAAGCAATCTCCCCCGCTGGCTCGTCCGCGCCTTGTCGGTGCGGTTTGGCATCCGGCAATTCGTCGAAACCGGGACCCTGGAGGGCCACACGGCCGCACTGGTGGCCGAGGTCATCCCCGTGGTCCACACGATCGAGATCAGCCGCTCGATGTACGACCGGGCTACGAGTGAATGCCGCAAGAACCCTCGGATCACCCGGCACCTCGGGAGTTCGGTGGACGTCATTCCTCAGCTTCTACCCAGCCTTGCCGGCCCGACGCTCTGGTACCTGGACGGGCACTGGTCCGGCATGGGGCCGAAACTCGGGATCGAGTGCCCGGTCCTGCAGGAACTGGCGCTCATCCAGGACAGGCCGCAGGACGTGATCGTGATCGACGACGCCCGGCTGTTCGACGCCCCGCCCTCGCCCCCGCATGATCCCGCCCAGTGGCCCAGCACTGCCGAGGTCGTGGCCGCCGCAAGGGCGCCGGGACGACACGTCGCCCGATTCCTCGACAGCATCGTGGCCAGCCCCACGCCGCTCTTTGCCGCCTTCCAGGAGACCCATTGATGCGTATCCAGGCATTTCTTCCCACATTAGGACGCCCGCACCTGATCGAAGAGGCAATCACGATGTTCTGCCTCCAGAGTTATCAGGACCGCGAGCTCTTGATCTACGACACCGCGAACCAGATGCCCGAGCAACAGGGCGACCGCTGGCGGATCGTCCACCAGGGCGAGCATCCGTGGTCGATGGGCACGACCTGCAACGTCGGGATCAGGATGTCGGACGCCGAACTGGTGTGTCGCTGGGACGATGATGATATGTACGCCCCTTGGCACCTTGAAGCCATCGTGGAAGCCCTGCAGACGAAGCCCTGGGCCTGCCCGTACAGCGTCTGGGACGCGCAATTCAACCTGGACCGCCCACTGCTCTGCCGGCCCTACCGGAAGACCACTGAGGATCTCGCCTACGCGGGCACCTGGGCATTCACCCGCGCGGCCTTCGAAGAAATCGGGGGCTACCGCGAAGATTGCTTCCGCGAAGAGGAATGCGAGTTCCGCACGAGGCTCCACAACCGCTACGGGCCGCCGGCGGATTCCACGGCCGGCCGATTTCCAGCGACCAGCTACGTGTACGCGTGCAACCAGGACCGGGTTCCCCACTACGGCCAGATGACCGACGACCAGCGACGCGCCCACCAGCGGAAGGCGTGGCCCCGGTGCGACAAGATCGAACCGAAATGGCCCCGCCGCTACATGCTCGGGCTGGCGAATGACGGCAAAATCCATCCCCGGAAGTTCTGAGATGCCAATCCCTAATCAGGTCCGGAACGATAACAGCGACGGATTGCGAGAATCCGACGTGACACTCGTGGTCTTCGCCCCGCCCCGCAGCGGCAGCACCTGGGTGGGACAAATCTGCGGTGACGTGCTGGGCCACGGGGTCGTGAACACCCACACGTGGCTGGACCTTCCTGGCGTGCCGGTCCTGGCCGTGATCCGGGACCCACGGGATTGCGTGATCTCCCACTGGCGATTCCGCTGGCCCCAGGAGGTCGAGCAGTACGGCACGATTCCCCGCGAGCGGGCCGTGAACCTCGCGGCGTTCTACGGCCAGGAGTTCCTGATCCTGGAACGGTGGAACCAAACCAACGAGCCCGTGGTGCTCCACTACGAAAAGCTCCGGCGCTGGCCCACGCTGGTGTTCGACGCCCTGGAGTCAATGCTTGGCCTGCCCACAAAGAAACGCGACCGACGCCGCATCCTGGCCGCCCGGTCGCTCCGGTCCAATCGCCGCGCCCTGGAGCCAGGCCACGTCCACGAGGGCCGGGTCGGGACTTGGAAGCAATTCGTCAACCAGGACTCGGCCCGGTTGCTCACTTGGTTGCTGGGGCCGATCTGCCGGCACTACGGATACAAGGAGGCGAGATGATTCCCAAGCAGGTTCCACTACGCGTTGACCTGGGGGGTGGGTGGCTTGACTGCGCAAGATTCTCCCGCCCCGGCGCCTACGTGGTGAACCTCGCGATCCAGCCGCTGGTCTCGCTGGACCACTGGCCCTACCGCCGTGGCAGCGGCCTCGGGGGATCGGCGGCCCACGCGATTTTGAATGGCCTGGACCCGTTCGCGTCCGAGGGCGCGCTCGGGGTCGGGTGGCAGGACCCGGCGGTGATCCTCGAAACTGGCCTTTGCGTTTGGCGCTCCGGCCCGGCGCCGGTCCTGGAACTGAAGCGCAACCCCGATTTTCTCGCCGGCCACTTGGGCCTGCTCTGGACCGGCCAGGACCACCACACACCCAGCAACGTGGACCGGGAGCGTGATTACAACGTGATCGAGGACGCGGGCCACGAAGCAGCCGCGGGAGCGGCGCAGCGATGGTATCCAGGAATCCTGAAGGCCATTCGCTGGAGCTACCAGGCTCAGAAACGCGAAGGCATGGACACCCTGCCGGGCATCCAGGAAGCCCTGGCGTGGAAGTATTGCGGGGGCGGCTGGGGCGGCTACGCGCTATACTGCTTCGCCACCAGGGAGCACCGGGACGCCAGTGGCCTGATCCCGATTGAACCGTACCTCCGACCCGCAGGTGAGCCGACATGACCACGCCCAAGATCGACAGCCTGGAGGCAATGGAACGATTTATGGACGCCGTCCAGAAGGACTATCGGCTATTCGCCCATCCGGACACGATCCAGCAAATGAGCGACATGCCCGCCACCCGCGACTTTGCGTCCAGGTTTGAAGCGAATCGCCACCTCGAGCCCGGCGACCTGATCGCGATCGATCCCGCGGTCTGGACGTTTACTAAGCCGCCACTTACCATCGCGCCAGGAGCCACCAATGGGCGTGTTTGATTACGTGACCTGCCGCTACGAGCTCCCGCCTGAGTTCCCCCGGGACCTTGAATGGCAAAGCAAGAGCACCCCGGCCCAGTACCTGGACCACTACGAGATCCGCGAGGATGGGTCACTGTGGCACGAAACCTATGTCCATCGGGTCGAGACTCAATCAGATGGCTATTTCAACGTGCAGATGTATCGCGACAACCCGGAGTGGAAACGCGAGGACTTCACTGGCGAGCTGGAGATCCACAGTAGCGACGACCGGCACTGGTACACGGTCCAGTTCTGGTTCCGCGACGGCGTCGTGAAGGATTTTGTGGCCAACGCCACCCCGTTACACAAAAAGGAGTGTGTCACATGAAGGTACTGGTCACCGGAGCCGCAGGCTATATCGGGAGTGCCGTTTGCTGGAAACTCCTGGAACACGGCCACGAGGTCGTGGCGCTCGACAACCTCAAGTACGGGACCGCCGACTCCGTGCCGCCCGGCGTGCCGCTGATCCGCCGCGACCTCGCGAGCCCCCAGGATCAACTCGCGATCGTGTACGCGCTAGAGAGCAACCAGATCGAGGCCGTGGCCCACCTCGCGGCCGAGAGCCTGATTCCCCTTTCGTTCGAGCAGCCCGAGCTATTCTGGCGGGTCAATGTCACCGGTGGGTTGATGTTGCTCGACGCCATGCGGCGCGCGGGCGTGCGGCGAATCCTCTACAGTTCCACGAGCTCCGTCTATGCCGAGCACCAGCCGATGCCGCTCACGGAGCAGAGCCCGATCGGGCCCAGCAGTTGCTACGGTGCGTCGAAATATGCGTTCGAGGATGCCCTGCGGTGGATGCGTAATTTGTCGTGGGTGGCGTTCCGGTACTTCAATGTCTGCGGCGCGACCGAGCACGTAACGGAAAAGCCGTACCATAGAAGCCGTTTAGTTCCAGTGGCCCTGGACGTCGCCTATGGCCGAGTCCCAGGGCCAATGCCGCTCAATGGAATCGACTACCAGGAAACGCGGGACCACACATGCTTGCGTGATTACATTCACGTCGACGATATCGCTCAGGCTCACGTCGCGGCCCTGGAGCACCCCGGTGCCACGGGTGTGTTCAATCTCGGGATTGGACGAGGATACACCAATCGAGAAGTCATCGAGGCCGTTCGCCGAGTAGCAGGCAAGCCAGTTCCAGTCGTCGAAAAGCCGCGCCGCCCAGGAGACCCAGCCATGCTGGTTGCTGACGCTTCAAAGGCAGGCCGTGAACTGGACTGGGGCCCGGCCTACACCACCATTGAGCAAATGATTGAAACGTGCTGCAAATACGAACAGTTGTGATTTTGTCCATTGAACTCGTGCTTTCAAAACGCTAAAATGCGAACGGCCCGAGCGTCGTTACCGCCCGAGCCGTTCTAACCACTTCAACCTGCAAGGAGGTTTCATCGTGGCTCAAACATATTCTAGCGATCCGAGGCGTCCAGCGAAAGGCCAAATTGGTGACAGGTTTGGTCACTGGAAACTCATTGGCTTTGAAAGATGCGTCAAGCGAAACAAGCTCATGTATTTGTGCAAATGTGACTGCGGAACCGTTCGGGCACTGCAACCCGGCGCGCTGTTTGGATGTACCAGTACGTCGTGCGGGTGCCATAGAACCGCGATTCCGCCAGCACCTCCGCTGCCCACTGTCGATTCCGTAGAGTTCAGGACGCTCGAGCAATATCCTGGATATGCGTTTGGAAGCGACGGGTCGGTTTGGGGTTGCAGGGCAAGAGTGGTGGGGCGTGAACGCGGAAGGTGGACCAAGATAAATGGAGCCAAGGACAAAAACGGGTATCTTCGCGTGACAATCACGACGAGGTCCAGTTCCAAGACTCTCAAAATTCATGCCCTCATCCTTGAGGCGTTTACCGGCCCAAGGCCGCAGGGTTGTGTAAGCCGCCACCTGGACGGAAACCAAGCAAATAACGCAATAGCCAATTTGGCGTGGGGAACTCCCGCAGAAAACCAACGGGACTCTATATTGCATCGCACGCACGCAGGGCTGCGAAACAGCGGACGCGACAACCCAAATGCCAAGTTGTCGTTTAGTGACGTGGCTGAGATCATGCGACTAAAGCACGAGATGCCTTGTCGGGACATCGCGAAACGATTTGACGTAACCGAAGGTGCCATCAAGTCCATATTCTCAGGCCGAACATGGTCGCACCTCACTGGAGCTGACGAAGAGTCCCAGACAATGAACCAACATGTGCGCGAATGGATTTCCTCGATCATGCAGTCTCCGCTTGGCATTGATTCAATCGCCTCCGCCCTGGATGAACTTGGGTATCGCTTAGCCGAAAAATGCACAGGCCGACATTTCGACGAACCAAATCAAACCGCCCAGGCATGCTTATGACCGATGGCCCCATGACCTTCAAGTGGACGCCACCAAAGTCCCCGCTACACTTCCCTGGAGCAAATGATTGAGTCCTGCTGGAAGTGGGAGCCGAAGTCTCAATAACCGAAGGAAAGTATCTATGTTGAATCGACGCACCCTACTAGGCGGCCTTGCTGCCATTGCTTCTGGAGTTTGGTGTCAAGCAAAAACACTCGCCGCCCAGCGACACGATGGCGATGGTTCGACCATCTCTCCAGGCCAGCCCACCTGCCGAACTGCCTGGGTGTCCAGTGGACGCAAGCTGGATTTCGAGCGGTTTCATCGCGAATTTTCTATGGCGAGCTATCAGGGCCACAGGGTCGTGAACGCAATCAGCGTCTCCGATCGCAAGGGACGGACCGAATGGTATATCTGCCTGTCCGACGACACGGCCGAGAATCCCTACGATGAGATGCCGGCCAGGTTTGCGGGCCTCTTGTGCGAGGAAGCCAAGCGTCGACAGGAGCCCGCCGCATGAAAGCGTTTTGGTGGTGGTTTTGGACAATCAGTTCATTTCTGTACGCGATATTCTGGCTTCACGCTGCCGCGACTCGCAATACCGACCACATGATGTCCTGTTTTGCAGCAGTGATCGCCTGCGGCGCGATGACCCGAACCTACGAGGAGAAGCCATGCACGCCTACCGCCCCGTGATTGACCGCTGCTGGATTGAACGCGAGAACGGCCACCAGCGCGACTACATCGACGCCATCGTGGCCCGCTACAACCAGCTGACGCTCGACCCCGACCGCAAAGAGCGAATGGCCGCCCAGCAGTGCGTGGTCTGCTGGAAGACCAGCCGGATTGGCGGCGCGGCCTGCACCCAGAGGCAGTGTGGACTTTGCGACACCACGCTCCACAGCGGTAGCACTAACATTGACGTATTGTGCCCTGAGTGCGCGCGACGTGCCAAACTGTGCCGGCACTGCGGGGCCGACTTGGAGCTGAAGAACCGACGCACCCGAGACATGCCGGAGCGAACGCCCGATATCAAGGAGGACGAGGAGTGCTAGTTTGCCGAATCGAAATCTGGCCCCACGGATCATACGCCCGTCGGCGCACCCTCGGGACGCTCGTGATCGCGAACGACGGGACGGGCACCCAGGAGATCGGGCACTACGACTGCGCGGTCGCGCACGCGGGACCGTATGCGGGAAAACCGGGGGCATGGCGAGGCGGTCGAGTGATCGGACACCTGCGGAAGCTCTCGCCCTATCACCTTGTGCGTGAAGCCCTGGCGGCGTGCCTGGAGGGGCGGCGTAGCAAGCGGGCCGACGGTCTGATCCAGCAGGTTCGCGACGCCGAGAGCGCCAAGCCGATGATTGCGTTCGACAGCGCGGAAGAAATGCGAAAATTCACCGAGGGGTTCGCATACCGGCCCCAGGAGCAAGGATTATGAAGCTCGTCATCCAAGAACAAAAAACCAACGGCGTGGTGGCGAAATCCAGCACGACCACAACCTACCAGCCGGACGACGAACTTCGAGAGGTTGTCCATTATCTCGTGCGATGTCTCCAGAGCCTCACCCTGACGGCCGAACGTATCGTCAAGGTGATCGAACGCGAAACCAAGGGCGATTAGTCAAGGACGACCCAAAGGCCCAGGGATGGGCCACTTTTTGGAAATTTTGCATGTGGATCTGTCCACTGAAAGTCTGTACAATGCGAACGGCCGCTGGGGTGTCGCCCAACGGCCGTTCTGACCACCATCAACTTCAAGGAGTATCAGATGGCTAGCACCAATCCTAGCACGCGCAGCCCAAGATTCAAGGATGAAACAGGAAAACGATACGGGCGATGGCTTGTTGTGTCTCACGTCGGTGGCGAATATTGCCAGTGCAAATGCGACTGCGGAACCGTTAAAGACGTGCTTCTTGCGGCGATACGCAAGGGCCAGTCAAAGAGCTGTGGATGCGCCCGCTATGACAACCTTCCAGATTTGACAGGCGCAGTCGTCGGCAAATGGACGGTTCTGGCGATGTGCGAAAAGTCCTCACCGAATGACGCACGCCGTTGGCTATGTAAATGCGTGTGCGGCACAGAGAAGTCGGTGCGCGACGAATCACTGCGAAACGGAGAATCTACATCTTGTCGATGCGAACAAAAGAATGCTCATCCGAGGCTGTCCACAACCGACCAGTGCCCAATATTTCCAGTCAGCGAATCGGCAATAATCAAGCATTGCCCAGGGTATCTCGGCTATGCCGTCAGCGATCACGGGGATTTGTTCAGCTGTAGAAATAGAAACGGTTTCGCTGGGGCAGCAAAGCAATGGAGGCAATTGACGCGTCTCGGGTCCGACAAGGACGGCTATCGACGGACAGTGTTTACGATTGACGGCAAACCGCATTACGTTAGACGCTGTGTTTTAGTGTTAGAGGCATTTATTGGGCCACGTCCAGAAGGAATGATGGTGAGACACCTTGACGGGCATAACACCAATGATCGCTTGGACAATCTGGCCTGGGGTACTGCATCAGAAAACCAGCAAGATGCTGTCAGGCACGGAACGCAATCAGGACTAAAGGTGCGCGGTGAATCCACGCCTAACCATAAGATCACCGAGGCCGATGTTATCGAAATACGACGCTTGGCAGGAACCATGCCCCAGAGGGCAATTGGCGAACTAGTCGGATTAACCCAAACCACGGTTGGTCAAATAATCAGGAGACAGGCATGGAAGCATGTCGCGTAATCAAATCCCAGGCACCCTGTAGGATTTCCATCTGCGGCGGTTCGAGCGACCTGTCCTACCACTGGAGGCGACATCGTGGCTTTTTGGTCACGGCCGCGATCGATAAATACGTGACCGTCACGGTGCAGCCGGGAAATCGAATTGACACATCGCCCCAGCACCCATACGCGACCGCAGCAGGCTGGAGTTCACGCGATCTGGTCACCATCGAAAGTGACCTGCTTCCTGGAAGTGGGCTGGGCGGAAGTTCGTGTCTTATGACTGCACTCCTGCGCGCCCGCCATTCTGACCTTCCGGTTCACGAGCTTGCGATGGCGGCCTACCACGCCGAAAGGTTTGGTCAAATCGCAGCCCCAATTGGGTACCAGGACGGCTTCGCGGCAGCGTTCGGCGGTTGCATTGCCCTGGAGATCGACCACGCGGGCCGGGTCGCAACATGGCCCGTCGCGCTCCCCGCCGACTTCGAGCGCCGCCTTGTCCTGATGAACACTGGGGTTCAGCGCCCAGCCGCCGACGTGCTAAGGAAGCAAGAGGCGGCGACCAGCACGTCACTGGTAAGCCGGGAAGCGATGGAGTCGATAGCCAATCTTGGCCACGAAATCTACGCCGATATTCGCGACAACCAAGGCCAGAATTTCGGCCCCATGCTTGATCGTCACTGGAAATACAAACGAGCAGTTGCTAGTGTGATGTCAAATCCAGCGATCGACGCATGGTACGACCTCGCCCTGGATCACGGTGCCACCGGAGGAAAACTGATTGGCGCAGGGAGCTCCGGCTTCTTTTTGTTTGTCGTCCCGCCCGACCGTCGCTACCATTTTGTCGACACCATGACGGCCGCGGGCCTGACGGAGCTTCCGTTCCAGTTTACCGACCAGGGGGCGAGGATTATCAAATGAACGACCTCATCGAAGCGCTGACGATCCTCCTGAAATACGGGAATCCCCGAAATCCGACGCACTGCGAGCACGACCAGCTCACGATCGCGGAAATCGACCCGAACGACGTCTCGCCAGAGGACCGGGCCAGGCTCTACGAACTCGGGTTTTTAGTGTCCGAGGCCGACGAGTGCTTTATGTCATTTCGATACGGGAGTGCGTGATGACACCCGAGCAAGCCATTGAACTGATCGAGAGAACCCTTGTGGAGCAGAAGCTAGCTCTACAGGCGTGGCACGACGCTTGGCTAATGCAGGGCGAGGGCCGCGTGCTCGCGATGGTGGAGGCCCACCGGAAGACCTGCCGGGCACTGGGGATGGAGGAGAACACGTGAGCGCCGAATTTTTCGCCGTCCAGGAACAAGATCGCTCACGGCTAGACCGCGCGACCAAGACTACCTACGTGAACCTGGACGCGATCCTGTACGTCGACGACTACGGGGTTCGAGGCGAGCCCATGCGGGTGTCGTGCGTCGGAAAGGAAACCTACTGGCTTGTAAACGACGACGCCGAACGGCTCGTCGCAAAGCTGAAGGAACGGTGCAAGTCATGAGCCCAACTACCAACCTCCTGGACTGCTGCGTGCGGTCCATCCAAGGGCTCGACCACGAGCAGATCGACGACGCAGCCAGAATACTCTCCCGCGTTAGACGCGAACGCGGTCGGCTATTTCTCGCCGGCTCAGGCGGCGGGGCCGCGCACGCCTCGCACGCCTGCTGCGATTTCAGAAAACTTTGCGGCATCGAGGCATACTGTGTCTCGGACAACGCCGCCGAATTGACGGCCCGCGTCAACGACGACGGCTGGGAATCCAGTTATGCGAACTGGCTTCGGGTGCCCCGGCTTGATCGCAACGACGCCCTACTGATCGTGAGCGTCGGAGGAGGATCCACGCACCCACCGGTATCCACGAACCTCGTGACCGCAATGGAGTTCGCTCGATCGCTCGGGGCCGCTACCCTGGCCGTGGTTGGCCGTGATGGAGGACACGCGGGCCGGGTGGCCGATGTCGCGGTCCTGATCCCGTGCGATCGGCCGGAATTCGTGACGCCGGTCACGGAGGCGGTCCAGAGCGTAGTGCTCCACGCCCTCGCGGTCCATCCCCTGTTGGCAATCCTGAAGGCGAAATGGGAGGGACTTGTATGAACGCGAGGACGTTGCGGTTTGCGATGAGCTTCATTACCGGATCACTGACAGGAGTTGCCATTGCGGAACTCAATCGCGGCCATCTCGCGACCGCAATTGGATTGACGCTTGCCGTTGCTGTGTCGGTGTTTTTCCGCTGCCTAACGATCGAGCATTCGCCATGAACCCCTACGAACAATGCTTCCATGACCTCGGGATCGAGTCCCCCACGATTGAAGACCGCCGGGCCCTGCGCCGTCTGGTCGCCACCGTGGCGCCCGACGTCCGGACGGTCGAGCGAGCCCGCCTCGAGGCGTCCACGCAGCGTCGACGGTGCCGCGAGGACGACGCCAGGGTCGACGTGTTGCGAGACGCCATCGAGGCCGTGCTGGCGCTACCGCGTGTCCCGGGCACGATTGAACGCAGGCTCCAGGCCGCGATGGACGCGACCGCCTACGACGGCCGGACCGTGCAAGAGATCGTCCGCGCCGCCGGGGAGGTGACGTGACGAGCAGATTTTTGTTGTTTTGTCGCCATGACGTGGCTACCATCCTGCAGGAACGCTACGCATCTACGCGGTTGGGATTGAAAGCAAGTCACATGGGACCCAAGAGAATTAAGCCGCATACCAAAATAGTTGATGTTCGCCGCGAACCAGACAAAATCCTTCCCGTGTCGTGGATCAGCCTTGCTGAATCAACCGCCCATGAACTTGCGTATCGCTTTGGCATGTCCTACGAGCACGTTATCTCGATTTCAAATGCAATCAAAGACGGAATGGCTCACGTGTATCCGTCTCTAAATGGAATATCCAGAATCGACGCAGGCAAACAGCACACGTGGTTTGCCCGAATCCATCGCGGCGCAGTGTCCGGCAGTCACACCGCAGCCAAGTCGTTCGCCGACAGCCGATGCGGTGGGCGAGAAAAGGCCCTTCAGGCAGCAAGGCAGTGGCGAGACGACACGCTGGCTACGATAGTAATCGCAACACCAAAGGAACACGCCTGTGTAAAAACGACCAATCGGCAGCGGCGCGAAACTATGGAGAAGCAATTGCAGGTGCATGGCAAGTGCTACATGCGAACCGGAACCGGCTTACTGGCAAGCAAGCGAGCCGCGATTGAGTTTGGCCAGCACGGCAAGACCTGTGCGGCGATTCGCGATGGTGCTCAGGACGGCTTCTACCTTGGCGGCAACCGGCCGCGTTACGCCGTCGCCGGCTTCATGAATGAAATCACGCCCAGGATTGAAAAGCAGATCCGACGAGAAATCAGGAGACGAGCCAGGCACTGGATGTCCAGCGAGGACATTGAACTGGCGGCGAGCAACGCTATGATGTCCTGGGCGTCAATCGACCTGTCTAGCGTATCGGAAGACTATATTGAACGACTGGCAGGAAGCGTGGTCAGGACCGCCGACCGAAGACGCTCGGCAGAACGAAAAAAACAGGGGGTATCGCTTGATCTTAATGGCGAGATCGAAACCCTAGAGCGACAAAGAGAACGATGGTAGCAACGGGCCATTTGCCGCGCATTCTTGTTGAGTGCTCGGTGTCCTCTTCAGCTTTCTGGCTGACCGCGGGGGGACGGCATATATGGAAGCGTCACCGCCATCTGGCCCATTGCTACCTCGACAGCAAATTAAGACAACGCCCCGGTTCACCCAGTCGCCGAGGTGGACCTTCCATTTGAATCCGACCCAACCGGCGGCTTGGGTGCAACCGATGGTTCGCCATGACGTTCGCGTGCTATTGGGATCGCCTCCGGGCCGCAACACCCGGCCTGAGCAACGACGAGACCTCGATGCGGATCAGCGTCTTGAACTTCCGGCTCGCGATCAGCCGAGCCTACGCGGCCGGACGTGACGAGGCCCGGCAGCACATCGAGCGAACCGCCGACGAACTCACGGGCGACCAGGGCATCATGGACGTGTTCAAGGGGATTTTCGGGGACAAGCGATGACAAGATTTGAAAAGTTACTCGCGTACCTGCTCAAGTACCATTTTACCTACGACGAACTGGAAAAAATCGTCGACCTCAAACTGGAATGCGAGCACTATAGCGACATCGAGAGAGTCGTGTTTCCTGAATTGTCCCCAGCGGTCAATAAGCTATTGGCCCGGATGGGATGGGACGAAAAGCCGTACATTGAACGACTTCTTGATGAGCAAAGGCTCTATATGCAGGCGATCCATCAAGACGAACTGGCAGAACGGCAGGCCCTTATCGAACGCATGCACACGCAATGCCATTCGGTTCGCAACCTTGCTAGCATGCGCGACGCCGCCCAAAGGTTTTTGCGTGACACCGAGGACTGTAAGGTCTCATGAATCAGGCATGCTTTTTCGATCTCGACGGAACTTTGGTCCGCGCTTTCCCCGAGGGCGACACCACCCGTGGACCACGGACCCGCGATGAGGTTGAAATCCTGCCGGGCACCAAAGAGTCGCTCGACCGACTATTCGACGCAGGCTACGCGTTGCTTGTGGTCACGAACCAGCCGGGACTTGCCCGCGGCGACCTCGACCCATTGGAACACGCGGGCGTTCGGCTGATGATCCGCGTGGAACTGCCGGTTCGCAAAATCTATACTTGCCCGCACGACGGCGACTGGTGCGCATGCAGGAAGCCGCGGCCGGGGCTCATCATCGGAGCCGCGGTCGAATACGAACTCGACCTCGCCCGCTGCTGGATGATCGGCGACCGGGAGTCGGACCGTGAGGCCGCGATCCGGGCCGGGATCCCGCAGGCCCAGACGATCAAGCTCGAAACCAACCAAGGCATCAAGGAGGCGGTGGACGCAATCCTTGCCTTTGCAAAATGACCGTTTTTATACTTGAACGACCGTACAGTAATCGGTAACATGCGAACGGCCCGGACGTTGGAGCGCCCGAGCCGTTCTAACCACCATCAGCTGTAGGGAGCGTCAAGTGGCTTCGATAAATTGTATCATGGACTGCCCGCCGTTGCCAGTTGTAGAAGGTGTTGAAATTCGGCACTGCGAAGGATATCCAGGGTACGCCATTGGCAGCGATGGCTCCCCGTGGTCGTGCCGGCCGTGCGTCCGAACTGGGCTCAAAATAGCATGGAGGCGACTTACGCCATGCCCAGACAAACAAGGCTACCTGCACATCAGTTGCCAGGTGAACGGGCGGCTGATTCGCCCCAAAATAGGCCACCTTGTAGCCAACGCATTCATCGGGCCAAATCCAGGAAAGCTGGATTTGTGTCACGGGGACGGCAATAAGCAGAACAACCGCGTCGAAAACCTGCGGTGGGGGACTCGCAGCGAGAACACGCAGGACGCATTACGGCACGGCACGTTTCACATTGTTGGGCATCCAGGGGAACGTAACGCAAACTCCAAAATTACCGCATCGCAGGTCAAGGAAATTCGCAGCACCCCAGGGAAAAGCCACGTCGAATGGGCGCGCGAACTTGGCGTTACCCCAACGGCAATTTATTCAATTCGCGCAGGAAGGACATGGAAGAATGAACCAAGCCCTCGACATAACGATTGACGTGTTTTGCGACTCCGCCGACCTCACGATCATGCACGGAATCGTGGAGCAGTACCCCTATGTGCGAGGCTGGACCACCAACCCTTCGATCTGCCGACGCTGTGGGGTCGTGGACTACAAGGGCTTTATCGTGGACGCGCTCACGAAGCTGCCACCGCTCCCCTTGTCCGTCGAGGTTGTGGCCGACGAGCCACGCGAGATTGATAAGCAGGCCCGCTACCTGGAACGCTTGGCTCGCTTGCACGGTCGGCGAGATACGCTGTATGTCAAGGTCCCAGCCGTGAACTCGCGCGGCATTTCGCTCGCGCCATTGATGCGAGAACTTGCCCAGGATGGCGTGCAGATCAACGCCACGGCGGTGCTGTCCTACGAGAGCGCCGAACTGGTTACCGACGCCCTGTCGGGCGGTCCCGCCTCTTGGGTCTCGGTCTTTGTCGGGAGACTGGCCGACCGAGGCACTGAACCACTGGACGAAATGCCGCGATATGTGAAGCGGATCAACGAAGCGACCCGCACAATCTGGGCCAGTCCCCGAGAACCGCTAAACGTGCTTCAAGCGCAACGCCTCGGCTTCGACGCTATCACGGTGTTTCACGACTTCATCAAAAAGCTCCACCTGTTCGGCAAGGACTTGCGTGAGTTTGAGATTGAGACGAGCCGTATGTTCTTGCAGGATTCCATTTCGGCGGGGTACCAGATATGACAAACCGCCCCCTTCAATACGGCCGATGGAACATCCGATGCCGACTGACCGTTGACTGCCTGCGCCGAACCTACGACCGCGACCCCGGCTGGAGACTACTCAGCATCGGGATATTCCGGCTCGCGCCCATGATCCCCGTTGGCGATGATCCCCGTTACCACGTCGAGCGGGGCTTCTGGTGGGAAATCGACATCTGGCTCCCGTGGAGGATTCGCTCGTGAAAATCGCCCTCGACTTCGACGACACCCTGACGGCCGACCCGAGGCTCTGGGCCGTGTTCGTAAATGCCGCCCGCAGCCGCGGCCACGAGGTCTGGCTCGTGACCGCCCGACGGGACACCGAGGAGAACCGCCAGATCATCGAGGCATGGCTCGACCACTGGGGCCACAATCTCCCGGTCCTGTTTACCAATCTCGGCAGCAAACTCGCGGCCGTGGAGCGGCAGGGCATCAAGATCGACATCTGGATCGATGACGACCCCGCGAGCCTTGTAAACGGACGCTGAAATGAAACTTGGCCTGCACGCATCAGCTTTCGACCCGATCCACCCAGGCTATCTGTACGCGTGGCATCAGGCCCTGGACGCCGGGGCGTGCGACGGCATCGTGGCCGCGATCCATGCAGACCCAAGTACCGAAAGGTCAGAGAAACGCCGCCCGGCCATGACGGTCAAGGAACGAATCGCGATCCTGGAGCAATTCCGCGTCGTCCAGACGGTCTGCGTCTACGTCGACGAACGGCAGTTGTACGAGATGATCAGGAGCACCCGTCCCGCGTGCCTGATCATAGGCGAAGACCACGAGTTCGACCGCGTGACCGGCGCCGACCTCGCGCCAGTGTTTTGGGCCAAACGCAATCCCGAGTGGTCCGGTACCCAGATCGCGAGACGCATTGCCGCCAGTTTGCCCGACGTGGCCGCGAGCCTACGATTCACCGAAGGACTCGACCCCGAGGTCATGGCCCGCTATCCTGCCCAGGACCTCCTGAGCATCCACGCGATCTTCAAGTCCATCGGGGACGCGTTCGACCGCCACCTGGCCGACCGCGCGGCCCGTGGATGCGAGCCCGGCCAGATGTAACGAAAGGACCGCGATGCCAACCGACCTTAAACTTGTGCAACGGCGTACTAACGCCATGCTGTGGTGTGTCCGATGCGGATACCTCGGCGGCGTATCCGTGACACTCAAGGGCGGGGCATGGATTCCCGCGGCGATCTGGCGATTCCTGGAACGAATCAGGACGGCGTTTAGTGACCAGTTTCGCGACGACATGATCTGGTGCCTAGAATCCTTTGAAAGGACCGCCGATGCCAAGCCGCCGAGCCAAAGCGTACCGGGCCAAGGAAATCCGCCGTCTGATCCAGGAGTTCAAGGCCCAGGGGTGCCGGGTGTGCGGTGAGCAGGATCCGTGCTGCCTGACGGCCCATCATCTCGACCCGGCAAAGAAGAGGTTTAGCGTCTCACCCGCGGCCCTGATTCGTTCGAGAATTGGACTGCAGGCCATCCGGGCGGAACTCGCGGGATGCACGCCCCTCTGTGCAAATTGCCACCAAAAGCACAATCACGCCAAACTGGAGATTCCATGCACGCAATCTTGACCGTTCCGTTCAGCCAGTCCCGCGGTCGAGTGGTCGACCAAGTGATCTATTCCAAATACGCCGAGGCCGCGATCGTGCGGTGGCAGGACGGGGCCTATTCGTTCATCGGCTACAAGCCCGGATACGAGGCAGGCGACGGCGAGCTTCGGGACGAAGAATGGGACGACCGACAGTTCTCGGAACAGGAGATTATGGCGGCCGGGATCGCGACCCAACAGGACCTTGACCAGCGGAAAGCCGAAATTGCGGCGCGGTTTGAAAGCAACCAACGAACCGCAAGGCTGCTTCAGTTTCAGCGGCTCAAGCAAGAGTTCGAACCGGGGGAATAGCCATGTCGATCCTGATCGGCCTCTTGACCTGCCATGCCCACCGGGAGCGGGACCTGCTCGTCGAGCAGACCTGGAAGCCCGTCGCGGAATCCTTGGGCATGCGGGTCGTGTTCCTGATCGGGGACGGCCCCAAGGTACCGCCGACGTGGCTCGACGGGGACTATCTGCGGATCCCGTGCCCGGACGACTACCCACATTTGCCGCAGCGATCGGCTGGATTCTTCCGTTGGGCGCTCACGCAGCCCGACTGGGATGTGCTTGTCAAAGGAGACAACGATTCCCTGATCATTCCCGAGCGACTCGCGGCCGTCTCGATGGAGGACGTGGACTACCGTGGCGCCGAGTGGAAACCGGGGGTCAATTATGCGAGCGGCGGGGCAGGCTACATGCTTTCCCGCCACGCCACCCAGATCGCGGCCGAGAGACTGAAGGAGCGGGCGGGCGCCGAAGACCTCCTAACTGGAAAGCACTTGCGACGGGCCGGGATCAAGTTCACGATCGACCAACGCTTCGACCCGTGGGGCCGCGACCCGCCGACACCCGAGAACGACAAGATCACGACCCACAAGCTCGACCGGGAGCGGTGGCTGGCGTGCTGGGGGCAGTTTCAGCGGTCGAGTCCGCAGACCCGACAGAATGTGGACGAGCACCCAGAGTAATCCTTGGCCGTGACCTGTTCGGACGCCGGGTGCTCACAGAACCGCTGGATTGCGTCGATGTGAGCCGCTACCCGGCTCAGTTCGGACCGGACAAACAGCTGCGCCAGTCGAGCTTCGGCGATACACCGCTTGACGCCAGTCTGATCTACTGGGACCTTAAGCGATCCGACTATCGAATATCGTTTTTCGTCCATATTGCACCTCACAGCATCCAGTCCGGCAACCGTCCCTCGGCACGTTCCGCCACGGGCTCGGGGGCCGCCCGCAACCTGACATTTACGACCCGGTATCGCCAGCACCGGTTATCTGAGTCGTACCAGGACTCGATCCTGTCACCGGGTGACCCAGCGTCCATATAAAGATTCGACAAATGAAGCTCGCCCCCGTTGGCCCGAATCGCCGCAACAAGGATGCGGAAAAACTCGTCACGCTCGCGGCGGAGAGACCACTGCTCTTGGCGATTGGCTTCCGCGAACTGGACCGCCAGTTTGTTCAACGCATCAGCCACGGACGTGCTCCCATTGATCGTATTCCCAAGTGGTCCAGGTCCTGACGCACAGCCAGTGAAACGCCCCGCAGTAGTGGCCGATGAACGGTCGCCAGTTCCAGTCCGTGACGTTGATCGCCAGCTTGAACGAGATCCCGACGATCCGCTGTCCGTTGTATCTACCACGAGGCCATCGGATCTGCGGTATTCCCGCAAACCACCACCAAACCGCAATGGCCAACATCACCGCCACGGACACGCCAAGCCAAAACATCACGCACCTCCCTGCCCGTGAAACTCCTCAACCCTGACCACCGCTTGAGACCGAGCGTGCGGGCAATCAGGATACCACCAGCAGACCCCATCGACGCGGCAAAGATACCACGACCGGCCGCTGGCCTCTCGATACCACGGAATCCAGCCAAGCAAGTAATCCATGAAGCTCATCGGAGTTGACCAGAAATCACTTGTGATCGGAAGTACATCGCGGCCCGCCCGTGCAGCCGACGAATCCAGCGCCGCAGCACAGGTTACGCTCCAGCTTCGACAACCGGCGTTCCAGGTCTCGTCGCGCCGCCCATTCCACGCGAGCGCGCATCCAGGCACAGAACCACACGATTCCCAGCGACAGGAAGGCCCCAAGGGCAAATTGCAGATCCATATTGCACCTCATACCGGCGGCGGATTCTTTCGGTACCAGCGGACAATGTCGGCATGCCGGGGCGGCTTCTGGCCCGCATACGTTCCACCCGATGGATCGTCTGGAGAATCTTTGTCCGGCAGCCACGTTTCAATGTCCATCCAGCGACCGTTAATCCTCACGCGTGTGTGCTTGACCCGTCGGTTTCCAAACAGCGTTTCGTCGATGATCGCATTCAGTTCGTCGTCGCTCATGGTTCACCTCAAAATGGGAGATCTGGTTCTAACTCACCCACCGGCGCCGCCCGCGGCGGTTCATCGTACTGGGCCGGCGGAGCACTCGGGGCCGCGCCGCCCTGCCGGTAGCCCTCTTCGGCCGGCGGCGGGCCGCTGTCCCGCTTGCTGCCCACGAACACCAGCTTGTCACCCGTGACCCGGAGCTTCGACCGCTTCTCGTTCGTGTTCCGGTCGTTCCAGGTGTCGAGTTTCAACCGCCCCTCGACCAGGATCTGCTGGCCCTTCGTGACATGCTCGCCGCACACCTCGGCGGTCTTTCCCCAGAACGTGATATCGACGAACACAGCCTCATCGACCCACTCGCCGGCCGCGTTCTTTCGTTTCTCGTTGACCGCGAGCCCGAGTTCCACGACCGCCATCCCGCCCTGTGTATATTTCAGTTCGACCTCGCGAGTCACATTACCGACCAGCACGACCCTGTTATAACTTGCCATCCCGCACCTCCTCAGAAAATCCTCACCACCCGCCCCAGCGCCACCCTGGGCTGGGCGTCAATCCAATCCTGCCACAACTCCGGGTCAGCCGCCCTCATCTTCTGGAGCGCGAGACGTTCGAGGTACTGGACCTGTTGCCTCGCATCCGTGGGCAGCACCCCACGGGCATGCAGCACCCGGGCCGCTTCGTCTTGGCTCATCAGGCACCCGTGAAATGGTTTGCGTCCTTGCGTCATCAGTTTGGCCCGACCCACCAGCCGTCGGCCGGTTGCTCGATGGTTGTTCGACAAACCCCGCTCCGCAGCACCTCGAACGCATACCAGGATAGCCGCAGGCCCCCGCCGTCGGCCACAAACTCCATGCCGTCCAGGTCGCTGTCTCGCGCGATCTCCATCTCGTCCCCGGCCCGGCTCTTGATCCAGGCCAGGAGCCATTCGAGGTCGTCGGGGTCCGAGAGCTGGCCCAACATGGTGCGGTCCTTAACGGCCTGTCGGCTTGGCAAGTTCAGTAATTTTTTCCAGGACCGTGACCCGTGGAGCAAAATGCGCTTTTCCGGACTCGTAAGCGCAAACCACGCTTATGATCACAAAAACAAAGGCCCCAAGGCCACCGCAGACATACCCAATGAACCACGGAGCATCATCGTTCTTTTGTTGGCCTATCCAGCACCTGCGGGCCACGACGCCACACGCTATCGCGAGCACCAGCCACACGATGGCAGCGGCTAAATTCGACCAGACTTGCCACGCCAGCCACTCCTGGGCGACCAGCGGGGCCTGTTCGGCCACGAACCCGCCCGCCTGCCGGACCGCCCCATCGAGCGAACCGAGATATTCCAACAACCGATCCTGTAGTTCCTTGTTCACGATCAACCCTCCTCGTACTCGCGACACAACACCACGGCGGCATCCCGAAGCTCTTTCGATCGTGCCTCGTGAAACGCCACGCAGCCGCCAAAGTCCCCAATCGCATCCGCCATCGTGGCCTGCGCAGAATGATAGTCCGCCAACGCGACCAAAACCTGTGGCAGCATCGGCAATATCGCGATTTCTTCCGGCCTGAACACTACGCCCGCCATCGGATCAACCCTCCACTCGCTGATCGGAAAACATGGCTCTCGATGCCTGGACCAGGATCGCGATCATGCAGCACAGCACAGCCCGCGCCCCATCGCTCGAATGGCCGCCGTTCATCAGCTGATGAAAGCCGATCGCGATTGCAAGTACCGTTGCCAAATCGTGACACCGCAAGATTGCCCACATGATCAATTCTCCGCCCCAACAGGATAAACGACCCCCGCCCCGACGTCACCCCCGAACACCTCGGCCCGCAGGTCCCCGTCGCCGATCTGGCCGGTCCAGAGCCAGATCTTGTGAGCCCGGCACATGGCCGCGATCTCCTGCCGGGCACTGTCAAGCTGACCCTGCCATGCCTCCTGGGAGAACGGGACGAACGAGCTCGGGGGCAGCTTTTCCGCGTACCAGCGGAAGACCGTCTGGTATCGCTCGCCCTCGCTGAGATCGTCGAACAACTCTAGGTGCCCGTCGAGCCCCCGGTCGGATTCCACGTAGAGCCGACCGTCCCGCCACGTCAAGCCCGCGAACCCGGCGGCCCGCAGGGCTTCCTCAAGCACCATGTCGGTGGACCGTGCGAGCGACCGCAGGGCCTTGCCCCGCGTTTCCGACGCGGTAGCGGCCTGTCTCGCGGCCTCGGCGTCCGCGTGGGTCTTTTGTCCTTCCCTGGCCCGCTGGCCCGCCAGGATCGCGGCGTGGGCCTGTTCTTTGGCGATCCGGGCTTGTTCGATCACTTCCAGCGACGGCCCGTCCACGACCCCGCCCTCCACGGTGGCGCGCAGTTCCGCGACCGCGAAGTGCTGGGCCTTGGCGGTTTTCATCCTGGCCGACGCGTCCGCGCTGGCCTGGGTCGCGGTATCGATGCCCCGGATTGCCTCCTCGCGTTTGCGGCGCAGTTCCGCGATCTGGAGGTCGATGGTCGCCACCTCCTGCTGGCCGACCGAACGACGAGCTTCTGCGGCATCGATCTCGGCCTTAATGGCCGCGACATCGGGCAGCGATGCCTGGACGCCAGCCAGTTTCTTGCGAGCCGCCTCGACGGCCTCCGCTTGTTCGCGAGCCTGCTTGGCCTCGGCTTCCACGCGGGAGAATTGGTGCAACGCCACCTCATAGGCTCGCTGGAGCATCTCGGGATCCTGGGGCACCGTGAGGTCCACGCCCGCGAGTTGCCCGGCCAGGGTCTCGGCCCGGCCGGTCTGGCGGACCGCCTCCTGCTCGGCCGCGAGCGCGAGTGCATGGACGCGCGCCCGCACGACCTCCGCGGACCCCACGGGGTTCCGGGGATCAATGCCCGCAAGGATTTCCTCGACGCGTTCCGGCACCACGTCGGCCAAGTGGCATCCCCACTGCTCGCCCGTGACCTCGACCTGCCCGACCCGGACAAGCATTCGAAGCCGCAGCGAGTCCCGTTCGGTTTTTCCCTTGAGCTTGGGCTCGACCAGCACCGAGGGATCGCACTCGGGGTCGACCATCTCCATCTCGAGTTCACCCGAGGCCGTGTTGCGACGCCCGATCCTGACCAGGATGCCGGGCGCCCGGATGGTCCCGTGGTCGCAACCGTCGCGGGGCACGAGACTGGACCGCACCTCCGTGTTGTTCAGCGCCGCGACACACCGGACCGAAGTTGTTTTCCCAACCCCGTGACGCCCACGCCAGACCACCACCCCGCCCTGCTCGGGCAGTTCAGCCCGCGCGTAGGCGATCGCCTGCACGTTCTCGATCTCCAGGGCCGGCTTGCCGTTGCCCTGCTCAGGTTTCGTTTTCTTTGCCACCGCCATGCTCCTTTGTTAAACCCTTCCCAATCCCGAAACCACTTCCCCGGCCCCCAGGCGACCGGCCAACTTCGTCAGCGCCGACCACTCGACCTGACGCGCCCGCTCTTTCGAGATCCCGTGCCGGCGCCCCGCCTCCGCGAGGGTCTCGCGTTCCCGCCCGGCCCGCGCGAGCACGATGTCGCGTTCCCGATCGTCCAGATGCGCAAGTGCCTGCTGGATGTCCAGTGGCCCCGCGGGATCCTGCCCGGCGTCCTCGTAATAGTAGCCCGCGAGTTCTTCCAAATCCCGTTCATCCCGCAGGACCGTCTGGCGAGCCCGACGAGCCCGCTCTTTCTGGATCGCGTGCCAGAACTCCCGGCGAAGCGCGACCGTCAGGTATGTCGACAACGCGAACCCCCGGTGGGGATCGTATGAGTCCAAAGCGACCAAGAGTTTGAACGTGCCCAGTTCGACCAAATCATCGACCGTCAAGGGGTCCCGGAGGCACTTTTGCGCGACCCAACAGACCAGGCTCATATTGCTCTCCCACAGCACATTCCGGACCCGCTCGTAAGCCCGCTGGGCCTCCCGCTGCAGTTCATCGTAGCGCCGCCACGACAACAGGTCCTGGGTCCGGCAGGCCGCAAGTTTCCAGAGCCGCAAGTACCGGACCCGGCTTCGAAGGTGCGCCATCTCGCGTGCCAGTTCGGTCTGCCGCTCCCTGGGAAGCGGCTCCGGCCACGCCCTGAATCCCGCCCCGTCCCGTTTTCGCTTCATGCGATCCTCCCCCGGGGTCAATCCCGGTCGTAAACAAGATGCCCGAACACCCACGAGACCAACAACCCAATTAGCAATTTTGCGAACATCGCCGATCCCCCAGCGCCCAGTCGAACCACCGTTGACGATCCAGCGGCCGGGGCGACGGCCTCGCGACTCGCTCGACCGGAGCCCGGATGCCAAGCCGCGCCGCACATTCCGGCCCATACCCGGCCTGGACGCTCGCGGGACGGGTCAGCACCCGACCGCAGCGTCCACACCGGATTTGGTTCGGTTTCGCCATCGTCACGCCGCCGCGTTCTTTCGTGCCGCCAGATCCTTGAGGTACTGATCGGCCTCAGCCGTGATGTCCTGCCCGGCATCGTGCGCCGCCTTGACCCACGCCGACACCGCTTTGGCGGGCTTTTTGTAGAGACCATCCAGCCACATTTTCCGATCCGCGTTGTCGGCCACGGGACCCGGAGTCCCGACGGGCGTCTGTTCGCCCAGCGCCGAGGTTGCGTCGGCCGCGATGTCGTCGCCGGGGTTCTCGGGCAACTTACGCTCGAACTCCGCATCTTCGGCCGGCCGTCCGTCGCCCTGCTGTGTTCCCGGTTCCACGATCGTGCCCTCGACGGTCGCCTCTTCGTCGTCCACGACATGCTGGCCCGACACCACCGCGTAGGCGGTCTGGTAAAGCCGCTTCTTCACCTTGCCGTAAATCGCGTCAAGCCCCATGCCCTTGTTGACCACGACCGTGATCGCGGCATCGCCGGTGCGGTCCAGGGTCTGGAGCTTGCCATCGAGCCGGTACACCAGCTTGGTCTGGACCGTCGCGTAATTGCGTTCGCAAAGCACCTGATAGCGAGGCAACCCCATCGCGGGCGGCTGGACGTTCGTGACACCGGGAAATTCCTTGAAGCGGCGTTCCCAATACGCCTTGGTCATGTAGCACCGCCCGGACGCGATGTGGATCTCGCCGCCGACGATCCTGCCACCCTGGAGGACGCCTTGCAGCACCACGTCGCCCACGACCTTGTCGGGCCACTGGGCACCTTGTTCGCAGGAAATCCCGAGCGGGCTCCCGACCAGCTGCCGGATGTCGGGCATCACCTTTTCGATCAGGCCCCGGAGCTGATTCATCGCCCCCGCGGCCACCATCGCTTTCACGACGTCGTCGCCGCTCGCCTCCGCGAGCGCCATCTCGGACTGACAGGTTTTGACCACGCGGTTGAGTTCCAGGACCTGCTGGACGCTGGATTGCGGGATCAGGGTGTAGTTCTGGGGGTCGGCCATTGTCACGTTCCTTCCACGAGAGAAAAAAGGGCTAGAATTTGTTTCAGTCGCACTTGGTCGTCGGCACGCCGCTTGGCGTTGTACTGTTTGAGTCGCCGTCGCAGCAGCACGCTGGACCGCCTGTCCACGCGTTGAACCGCTTGGTCGCACGGTACATGGAAAATCGTATTGCGCATTTCGCACAGCGTTTCCCAGTCGGCCAGCTGCCGCATGTCGCGAAGCTCGCGGTCGTCCACGGGCTCGGTGACCGGCACCACGGGAGTCGGAATTGCCGGCGGCGGGACGTTGCCTGGGGCCTGCTGGTCGGCCATCCAGTCCAAGAACCGGTCCTCGCACGCCATCCCGTAATTGATCCGGGCATGGAATTGCTCCGAGGCCGTAATCGGAAACTCCCCGCTATACCCGTGCGCGTGAAACATCGTCCACCTCCGCGGGCTCGGCGTTGAGTGCCTCGTCGTAGCCCTCGCGGGCACGGCGCAGTTTATGCGCCAGTCCGTCGAGGGCCAGGAGCCGGTGCGGGGGCGATTGGGCCAGCACCAGCAGGACTTCGTCGACCGCGTCATACAAACTGTCGGCGGCTTTCAGAAGTGTGTCGTTGACCGTTACGGTAGTGGACATCGCGACCTCCAGGCAATAAAAAAAGGTTGCGTGCCAAATGGCCCGCAACCACATTGTAGCCCTGTAGGTGGACAACGCAATATCAAACAGAAACTTTTTCCGCAATTGGTTTGCGCGGCTTGCGATGCTCGCGACGATAGCGCTCGACCTCTGTCCTGGAGAACAGGTTGTAATTACCGAGCCGGTCGGAGGCGGCCAGCTGCCCGCGTTCCACGGCCTTTTTGATTGCCCAAGGGGTGCAACCAAGCTCCCTCGCCGCCCCCACGGCGGTAAAATACTCCACGTTGTCGATCGTTAGGCTGGTCGTCATGCCAACATTGTAGCACCGACGACCCCACAGGACAACACGCGAACCGCCGCGCGGATCACCAGGCCACTACGAAGCCGACGCATCAAAAACAACCACACCAAAAAATAATTTTCGCTTTTGGGATTGGCGTTGTCCGGTCACGCGGCTACAATCCCGTCAGCGCCGCCAATTGCGGCCAGGAATCCGAAGGACCGGCAGGATGCCGGATCGCACGAGGCAGTCACCATTAACGAGCACCCCCGGTCCCGCAGGGGAGCCGGACAGGGCCAAGCGGCCGTGCGCACTGCGGCTGACGGAGAGACGGGGATCGCGAGCAGGAAGCCGGCGGGCCCGGGGGTGCGGGAGGAAGCGATGAGCGCCATCGAGGAACTGCAGCAAGCGGAACAAGAGGTCGCGGCTTGCCACCTTCACGGGCTCCGCGAGTACCTGGACATGGCCGACCTCCTGGAGCAGCAGGCCGACCGCGGAGGTGTTCAGGGGGTCTCGCCCCCGGGCCTACGTGCCGCCGCCGCGCGGGTCCGCGCCCAGGGCCAGCGCTACCTGGAGGCCCACCGATGTCCAGCGGCCTGATCGCGATTCTTTCTGTCGTGTTCGCGGCCGTGCTGGTGATCGGCACCGGTGCGGTGGCGATCTCGATCGAGTACCTCAAGATGCAAAGGATTCACCGTGAATATCGCAGCCGAAACCGCCGCAATTCGCGCCCAGTGGTCTAACGCGACCCGCCGTCGCCGAGCCGGAACCTCGATTCTGCGATGGCAGGTCCCTACGATCTCGACGGGCACGTTGCTCGACGCCGCCAGGGAGCGGATCGAGGACGAGCAGCAAGAGTTTCAGATGCCCGAGGCCCAGCATGCGACACGCAGATGAAAGACCGCACGCAACGTGTGGATGCGGTGACGGCACCTGCAGGTTTTGCGAAGAAGATCGGATACAAGATGCGACACTACCACGGGACCCCGATGGGCAGCAAGAGGAACGAAGTCGCGCGATTTGCAATCGGGCGCCACTTCCTAATCCCGTTCGGCCGCCACGAGGACCTGCCGGTCGTCGCTGAGGCGTCCAGGGGCTTCGTGTTCGACAACGGGGCCTTCACGGCATGGCGGACCGGCAAGCCAATCACGGACTGGTCTGACTACTATGCGTGGTGCAAGGAATGGTGCAAGCACCCAGCCTTTGACTGGGCCCTGATCCCCGATGTGATTGACGGAACCGAGCAAGACAACGACGACCTGATTGCCGAGTGGGACAGGAAAATGTGGCATCCCGTGCGAGTCCAGGGGGTGCCGGTCTGGCATTTTCACGAGTCCCTGCCACGACTTCATCGACTGACGCGAGGCCGATGGCCTATCGTGGCCTTGGGATCATCCGGCGAGTGGCCGACACCTGGGACCGATAAATGGTGGTCGCGAGCCCGAGACGCCATGCAGGCCGCGTGCGACCCCGACGGCCGGCCCCATTGCAAGCTCCACGGCCTCCGAATGCTCGACCCTGATATTTTCACGCGACTGCCGCTCGCGAGCGCCGACAGCACGAACTGCGCCCAGAACGGGAACCTGCTGCCGCGATTTGGGGGCTACAAGCCACCGACGATTAGCCAGCGGTGGGAAGTGATCGCACAGCGGATTGAGGTCCACAACTCGGCCGCGCGATGGATGCCTCAGACGGATCGGCAATTTCGATTGACGTGCAACGAGGAGTTCCGATGAAGCCCCGTCAGCCAATTCGCCGCCAGAATCCAAAGCGAGCCCCAGCACGCCGCCGCGCCAACCGGATCGCGGCCATGATCCTGGAGGAACGCGGCCCGCGGTGCCAGGCGTGCCGCGAGATCCGACGGCTTGAGGCTCACGAGATCGCCCGAGGGTGCGACCGCGCGGGCGCCAGGGGTGCAAGATTCGCCACCTTGGCGCTATGCGGCGAATGCCACCGCGCGATGGATCACGCGAGCGAATGGCCCCGGGAACGGCAGCTGGCCCTTCTGCTGGCCCGCTGCCCACATGACTACGACCTCGAGGCTTTCAATCGAATCGCGTTGAAAATCTACCACCAGAGCGACGTAGACGTTTTCCTTTCTCAATTCCAGGAGCAACCCAATGTCTAATTTCTCCACCGCAGGACCGCTGGTCGACGAAGCCCAGGAGGTCGTCCAAGAGGTCATGGCAAAGCACCACCAGGGCCTCGCGGATTGCGGAACCACGGTCGCGATCTTGATGTACTACCCGGAAGAGGACAGCGAGAAACCCGCCTTGACGGACCGGGGGCGCAAGATTCGGGCCAAGATCGACAACACGCCGCTCAAGTACCGCAAGCTGGGCGTGCCAGACCTGCAAATCTCGATTGACGCCGACTGGTGGGGAATGGCGACCCGGCCCCAGCAAGAGGCGCTGATCCACCATGAATTATGCCACCGCGCCCCCAAGGTGGACGACAAAGGCGCGGTGAAGCGTGACGATGCCGACCGGCCCATGTTCGAGCGAATCCTGCACGACTTCGACATCGGGGTCTTCACCCGCGTGGTCCAGGACTACGGGGAAGCCTCGAGTGAAATCGAGATCATGCGGGAGTTTGACGAACACCGCCGCCAGCAGTGGCTGTTTTCCGAACTCGAACCCGAGGACGAAGACGAGCCCGAGGACGACGACGTCGCGACGCTCGCGATGGACCGGAAGCAGGCCGCCCAGATCAGCCGCAGGATGGCAGGAGCAAGCCGATGAAGACCATCGAATACGAACCGCTGGCCGGCAGCCATATCGATTACGCGATCCAGCACGCGGTCGGGTTTGCGAAACACCACCACGCCCGCGTGCGAATGCGATTCAACGACGTCACGCTGGTCGCAACCCCCAAGACGTCCCGTGATTCCTTGCGGTGGACGTTCGACAAAACCCAGGGGGAATCGGCCCAGCACTGGCGAACCACGCCCCGGGGTCTCGCGTCCGCGCGAAGGCGCAAACGAGAGCTTGCCGCCAACCAGCGGATCGTCGACGACCTGATCGGCGAGTTGCCGGCCTCGCTCGCGAGCGGCCTGGATGACACGGTCGCGTGGCTATCGAGATTCGCGCGGGTCGCGGACGACTGCGGACTCCGCTACTCCAAGCCCGAGATCGCGCAGGCCCTCCGGGCCGCGGGCTACACGAACAACCAGCACGTCGGCCGACCCCAAGAGGACTTCGACAGCAGTCTTGTGACCGGCCAATGGATCGTCGGGCAGGCGATCAACTGCCTGGAACACGGCATGCCCCCGCATCCGATCACGCGGAAGTTTGCGGCCAAGTACCAGGAGCGAAAGCGATTGGAGAGCAAGCAATGACCTGCACAAAATCCGAATTTGACCAACGGACCACCGAGCACCAGCTCGAGATCCTGCGCGACGATGGACTTTACCGCCACCTCCGATGCCGCAAGCCCTACACGGGAATCGATGGCTTCGACCTCGTGACGTGGCCGGGATTTCTGTGCTATTGCGGCGACATGGGCGAGTACGTGTTTCAGCGCAGCGACGACATGCTGGGATTCTTCCGGCGTGGCCTCGACCTGGAGCCGCCACTTGAATACTGGGCCGAAAAATGCGTGGCCCAAGACCGCGACGGCATCAAGGAATACTGCTCCGACCGAGCCCGGCAGGTCATCACCGAATGGCTCGACGACCGCGATGCCACACCGGCGCTCCGCGAGGAAGTCGAAGACGAGATCCTGTGCCTGCTGGACGACGGCGAGGACGTGGTGCGCGGCGCCGTGGAGGCGTTCCAGCACCAGGGCTGGCGGTTCGACGACTTCTACGAGGCAGACCTGACGGTCTACACCTACCGGTTTCGATTCTGCTGCTACGCGCTCGCGTGGGCGGTGCAGCGGTACGACGAATACCGTGCGGGAGATCTGCGATGACACGCGAAATCCCACTGCTATGCACCGACGAGGTCGTGCGGGCCTACCTGGCGGGCCGCAAGACCCAAACCCGCCGACCGATCAAGTGGGCCACGAACCCATGCGGTGAACCAGCCGACCATCTGTGCCAGATCGGCACCACGGGCCGCTGGATCGCGTGGTGGGGACCGGCCGACCAGGAGGCGTGCCAGCAGCTGACTGACCGGGTCTACCGACCAGAGGTCGGGCTACCAGGATTGTGCCAGCCCGGCGACCGCGTCTGGATCCGGGAGACATGGTGGCAGCGCCCCAGCGACGGCGTGATCATATACGCGGCCGATGGGGCGATGGGGTTCGACGAAACCTCGATGGCACACAGGATGGGCATCGGGAACATCGCCAACGAGAAAGTTCCCGATGCCGAACTGCGGCGATGCGAATTCGTAAAGCGGCCGTCCATCCACATGCCCCGCTGGGCCGCCCGGATCGTGCTCCCCGTGGTGAGCGTCCGGGCCGAGCGGGTACGGGACATCACCCCCGAGGACTGCCGGGCCGAGGGCAGTCACTACCCCGTCGACCAAGACGACGAGGGCGGGTTTTTCAACTTATGGAATTCCCTCTACGGCGACCGGCACCCCGTCGAGACCACGTGGTGCTGGGTGATCGAGACCAAACCCTTCAAAGGAGCAAGCCAGTGAAGATCGAGAAACCGGGATTTTACCGAACACGAAACAATCAGCGGGTCGAGGTCGTGGCCGTCCGGGGAGGCTTCGCGGTCGGATTTTGCCAACTATGCGCCCGCACGTGGCTCGACGATGGACGACACTGGAACTACGCCAGTGGCGCCGAGGGAAGCAACCGGAACCTCGACATCCTGGCGGAGTGGCGGGACCCCATCCAGCAGACCGTCACGTTCGCGCTCGTCGAGCGACAGTGCTTTCCCGAGGTCGTGTTGGAAAGAAACATCGGAGTATCCAAGGTCCTGGCAACCAGGACCATCACCATCACCGAAGGGGAGGGCATGCAGTGAAGATCGAAAAACCAGGATTCTACCGAACAGCCGGCGGGCACAAGGCCCAGGTGATCGATATCCAGGGTAATTTTGCCGTCGGGTGGGTGCCAAGGAGGGGGCTTTTGAACCCGCACCACTGGCGAACAAATGGCAGCGTTTGGAATGGTGACTGCGACACTGACATCGTGTCCGAGTGGCGAGACCCGGTGTCCCATTCGATCACACTGGAGCTTTGCCTCAATACCGCCGACCAGCCCTTCATCCGCACAGCAGGAAACTACGGCCAAGACCTCAAGGTCCTGGCCCGCAAGACCATCACGATCACCGAAGGTGAGGGGATGTCCACCGCTGGAGAAAAATCACCGGATTTGTAGTTGAAACCCGCCGCGAACCTGCGAATATCCCGAACGCCTGGAACGGCCTTGCCAGCCCCCAGGTCCACGCCCGAGACTGAGATCCCATGTCGAACCACGCCGAACACGACCCACGACCCCCAAGGACCCGCTTGTCGGGACGGCCTCTCAGTCGGCCGGGCAAACCCTTGGGGGTCGTGGGTCTTTTTCTGCGCAAGGAGTGACGCATGTCTTACGCTGATTACGGCGACAAGCTGAGAGACCCAAGATGGCAGAAATTTCGACTTGAAGTATTCACGCGAGACAATTTTACCTGCCAAAAGTGCCAATCAACAGCCAAGACGCTGCACGCTCACCACAAATATTACCAGTACGGCCTGGAGCCCTGGGAATACGACATCGCCACCGTCGTGACGGTCTGTGAGGATTGCCACTATTCCGCAAACGATTTGCGGCATGACCTTCAAATGCAGGTCGCAAAACTGAACCTCAAGGCCCAACTTGCCCTGTTGGTGGCAGTCGCTGACCTTTGCGACCACGCACCCAGCGACTTGGCGGTGTCCTTCATTGAACAAATGGCCACGGAAGCACGAAAGGCCGGAAATGAAGCGCGGAACCATTGAACACCCGAAGATGAAACGGCTCGCTCGCAAGCTCCGATGCCACCACCTGATGGCCGTTGGGATCATGGAGGCGATCTGGCACTGGACCGCCAAGTATGCGCCGGCAGGCGATATCGGGAAGCACTCCGACGACGATATCGCGGACGGGATCGGGTACGACGACGATCCCGCGACGCTGATCGACGCCCTGGCGTACAGCGGGTGGCTTGACCGAGATCAGCGATACCGACTGGTCGTTCATGACTGGGATCAACACGCCGACGACGCGGTCAAAAAGGCCGCAGATCGGAACAAGATTCAACTCATCTCCGACGTGGTCCCTCCGCTGTCGCGACTTGTCGCGAATTGTCGCGACACAGTTTCCCAGTCGGCCGGACAAAAAAAAACGTGGCCTTCGGAGCAAGAAAACACCACCTTTGAGGATAGCGGCGAAGAGTGGCCGCAGGAGGCCGATCACGGGGCCGAAACCGCCCTCGATGCCCCGTTTTCTCAGGAAAAACCGCATGTCGAGACAAGTCCAGACACCGTCGAGACAAGTCCCGACAAAAACTGCCTGCCAGAGCCTAGCCTAGCCAAGCCAGAGCCTTCTTTTTGCGGAGAGACGAAAGCCGTCGAGACAAGTCCAGAGGACGCAGGAACCGAGTTCACGTTCACAGTCACTGGAACACCGGACACCCCGAACTGGACGATGCCCAGGTCGCTGTACGACACGCTTGCGAAATGCTACCCGGCGATCGAACTGGAGGACGAACTGCGCAAAGCGGTTGCGTGGTGCGTGACCAACAGCAAAGAACGCAAGACCGCGCGAGGGATGCCAAGGTTTTTGAACGCGTGGCTGGCCCGCGCCCAAAACCGCCGACGCGATCCGATTCAGCCTGTAACTCGCCACGTGCCGCCAGCGGCCCGCGTGGCCACCAAGGAAGACGCAAGGAACTGGACCCCATGAAACTCGACCCCACGGGCGTACTGCGAGAAGACGACGGCCGGATTCCGCAATGCCCAAAATGCGGCAAGCGGTTTGAACCGACCTTTGAGATCGGACCGTTCGGTCCCCACTGGGCCAAATGCACGTGCCTAAACTGCCGGGCCGTTTGGTTTCCAAAAAAGCCCGGCAAAGAAACCAAGCACCGCGAGTCCCGCCACCAGGATCTGGTCCGCCGGTTCAGCCGAGGCTTTTGCGAACTCTGCGGCATCCTGGCCGAACGAGTCCCTGCCTGCGAATCCCTAGAGGCCCACCACGTCGACGAGTACGCCCGCGGGGGCGAAGCCGACCGGACGAATCTTTGGATCGTCTGCACCCGCTGCCACAAGCTCATTCACCACCAGCGAACCTACATCGCCCACCTGATTCCCCAAGGAGTCCGAAATGTTGATCGCCAAGAATGTCCCGTCGTCCATGAAAGCCAAACCCCAGTGGGTCTGCTGGAAAACCGTCATGCGGGATCGCCCGACCAAGGTCCCGATGCAGCAGACCGGCTCGGCGGCCAGCAGCACGAACCCCGAGACCTGGACGAGTTTTGAGGAAGCGTTCGCGGCCTCGGGAAAGTTCGACGGCATCGGGTTTGTGTTCGGGCCGGAACGCGACATGTTCGGAATTGACCTTGACGGTTGCCGGGACCCCGAGACCGGCCGCGTGGCCGAGTGGGCACGGGAAATTATCATTTTGCTGAATAGCTACTCGGAGGTGTCGCCAAGCAAGACGGGCGTGAAAATCTACTGCTTGGGACGGTTGCCATTCGATACCGGCAAAAAAGTCGCGGTCGCGGTCGAGCGGGTCGTGGCCGAAAAGGATCCCGCGATCGAGGCATACGACCACGCCCGTTACTTTGCGGTCACGGGCGTGACCCTGGCCGGCATGCCCGCCGAGCCGCAGGACCGAACCGAACAGGTCAAGCACGTCTGTGCGGTGTACTTCAAGGAAAAAACGCTTGACCGCCCCCGCCCCCAGGAACGCACGAGCCGACTCTCCGTGATCGAACGGGCCCGCAAGTACCTGGACCGACTCCCGGCCTCGGTGAGCGGCCAGGGCGGCCACAACGCGGCCTTCCACGCGGCCTGCGTGCTGGTGCTTGGCTTCGGGCTGAACCGCACCGAGGCCATGATCCTGATGTCGGAGTTCAACCAGCGATGCCAGCCCCCGTGGTCCGAACGAGAGTTGGAACACAAGGTCGACTCGGCCGAAAAGCAGCCCGGCGACCGCGGGTTCTTGCGTGACACCAAGCCCGAGCAGTGGGACACAACCCCAGTGCCGAGCTACCAAGACCCCGAGACCCCCGTGGCCCCGACGGAAATCAAGATCACGACGCTCGAAACCGCAGCCGCCAAGTATCTCGCGAGCCTCGAAAGCGGGAACAACGACCTCGTGAGCCTTGGGATCGGGGACCTGGACCACGCGCTCGCTGGCGGTTGCAGTTTCGGCGAAATGGTGATCGTGGCAGCCCGGCCCTCACACGGCAAGACCGCGTTCGCGATGCAGTGCCTGGACGCGTTCGCGACCAACGGACTCCCGAGCGCGATGATCAGCGAGGAAATGTCCGAACTGGCACTCGGCAAACGAACCGTCCAGTACGCGGTCGACACCCCGGAGGAACACTGGTTGACCAGGGTCGAAAAAGTGCGGTCAGACCTGACGGTTCACTTTCGCGACCGAAGCCCCTGCTATGTCGTGGAAGCATGCCGGACCGCCGAGGCCGCCGGCGCCGCGATTAAGCGGCTCGCGGACGAGAAGGGCGTGCGGTGTGTCGCGGTCGATTACGCGCAGCTTCTGACCGCCAAGGGGAAGTCCCGCTACGAGCAAATCACCAACACCTCGATTGCGCTCAGGCAGGCCGCCAACGCCACCAACGTGCTCCTGATTGTGTTGTGCCAGCTCAACCGCGAGATCGAGGCCAGGGAGAAGTTTGTCCCAAAGCTCTGCGACCTCAAGGACAGCGGCCAGCTGGAACAAGACGCCGACGTGGTTTCGTTTTTGGTCTGGCCCCACAAGATCAATCCCCAGAACGACCCGAAAGAATTTCAGATTTGGATTGCCAAGAACCGCAACCGGGCGATCAACAACCACTTCGTGGAATGCGAATTTCGGCCGTCGCGACTCAGGATCGTAGAATCCCGCAAGCCTATCGAGGAGCACCGAAACTACCATGCAGAATTCGCGGACTACAACGAATCGACCACGCGAGAATTCTAAGCCCCCATGCCCCGACGGCTGCTTCAACCGCGAGGAACGCTGGCACCGCGTCCCAAGTAAGAAGCGACCCGGCGAGCACGAGATCAGATGCAAGTTCTGTGACAAGTTCATCGGGTACGAAAGGAAGCGATGATGCAGGAAGGCTTATTCCGCTGCTGGTCACCCCACGGTGAGCACACCTGGACCCGCTGGATATTCGATTGCCTGAGACCCTGGCGTTACCGGCACTGTACGGTTTGCCACATGCGAGAAAGGAAATGCACGATATGAAATGCCCCCATTGCTTTCAAGAGATGCCAGCCCCCGAGGCCCCGGTGGCACACCCGCTCCACATGCAGTTCGTCGGCCGCCAGGTCTTCACGGTCGACGGCCACCCCGGAATCTGGTGCGGAGAACCCGATCGCTTTGACGACGGGGACAAGATCGGACTCACGGTCAAGTTCGAGAACCCGCAGCGAGGACGCGAGCGCCGCAAGACCCTCTACCGACTCGACACCCTGACGGCCAAGATCAAGCGAGCCCTGGAATGCACGCCCTAGAGTGGATCCAACAACACGGCCACCACCTCCGCAGCATCAATGCCGCGAAGCTCCGGCGGGAACTTCACCGCGAGAAGCGTACCTGCACGTGGTGCGGGGAACCGGTCGGGAAGAACCGCTCGACGTGGTGCAGCGGAAAGTGCGTGGAGGAGTTTCGGATGCGGTGCGACCCCGCGGCGATTCGGCACCACATCGAACGCACGAGGCCGCTCGTGTGTGCGATCTGCGGGCGGGATATCGAGTGGCTGAAATCACTGGAGCCCCGAGCAAAAAAGGCGTGGCACGCCCTGGAGCACCAACCAGACAAATGCCGCCGAGGCCACCTGATCATCAATCGCCGAGGCCGACGCAACCACCGTCGCATGGAGCGGTGGGCCAAGCTCTGGAACTACGGGTTGACGCGTTCGATCCGGTCCTGGATGGCCACCCGAGGGCTTGCGGGAATCTGGGAAGCCGACCACATCACGCCCGTCGTGGAAGGCGGCGGCCTATGTTCTAGCGACGGATACAGAATTTTGTGCGTGCCCTGTCATCACGCCGAGACCGCCGCGCTCGCGGGCCGGCGAGCCGAGGCACGACGACCCAAGAGGAAATCACGGGACCACCAGACTACACTCTCGCTGGAGAAGTGACATGCAGACCGCCCTATTCGACAAGCAGGCATCAGAACTCGCGAAAGAGCGAGGCATGGTGTACGCCGCCGTGAAGCACCAGGACGCACTGGACTTGGCGCGTGGCATTGCCCGAACGATTGCCCTTCAGGCCCCAGATGGCATCACGGCCGACGATGTCGTCCAGGAGCTGGTCCGACGCGGCCACGGGATCCACTGCCTTGGAAACGCGGCCGGAAGCCTTTTCCGTGGACCCGAGTGGATCTTTACCGGACAGCGACGCAAGAGCGCGAGGGTTCACGCACACAGCAACGAACTCAAGGTCTGGAGGCTCAGATGACACGACAGCCAAAATCCAGAGAGGACGTCGGCAAGCTATTTGCGAACGGATCTCGCGTTTTGAAAATGATCTCCTTTGAGGCGCGTCCCACTTTCACGCTGAAGAACCTAGAGACCGGCGAAACGGAAACCTGGGCCGTCGGCTCAATACAGGATGAGTGCTTTCACCGACTGGTCCCAGAGGGCCGCGACGCCGCGGTAATCCCATGATCCAGCTCACGCTCCCCCAGGTCCCCGAATACGAGCCGTGGCTCCAGAGCTGCGCATTCTTGCTTGGCGTGGCCAACAGTGGTTGCCGGACCTGGAACGCCTACGACCTACGGACCCACGAGGGATTCAGGGAGCGGTTCTACGCTTTGAAAAAGGAGATCCTGCTCGCCCACGCGCACCAGCAAGGATTCGACATCCAGCACCTTGTGAAGCGATGTTGGAACTGCGGGGGCACGGGAACCGTGCAGTACGACGACGACCTGGAGCGATGCTGCCGTTGCGACGGCACCGGGATCTACCAGGAACGCTGGGTCCTGCTGGGCCGCTACTCGCTCGCGGGCCACGTTTTCCATTGCCCGGCCGGCTACATCCCGGACCCCGGCACCAAGCCGACCATTGAGGGCCTGATCGAACACCAGGCATCCCCGCACGCCTGGGAGGCGTTTAGGTGTCTCGCGGACGGCCGCTATTCGCTCAAGGAGCGGTGCAGCAACCAGGCCGCCCAAGACCTGATCACCAGAATCCAATTCGAGGAACGCGATGAACGACTGCCGCAAAATACTGTCGTGGTTTAAGCCGCCGACTCGCGCAACGCGTCGGATCGTCAAAGAGCTTCGCCGTACCTGGGCCAAGCTCGACGGCCGGGCGGCCACGATCCGGCGACTCAGCGAACAGGTCACGCGACAGCAGGATGCACTCACGATGCTGCGTGTCGAACTATCTTGTAGCACATGGCGCATCGGCCGCGCCAATTGCCGACTCGACAAGATCGTCGCGGACGTGCAACGCATGACCGAGGAAATCGAGCAAGCCAGACAGGCGATGCGAACACAGAGCCAGGACGGTGGCGAGGCCGCAAAACTGCGCGACGCCATCAAGCGTGCCGGGTTCGCGGTCTGCCAAAGCGCGGGCGACTGGACGATCCACGACGTGTCGGAATACGCCAAGGCCGGGGAGGAAAAAGTCGCGGCCGTGATCAGCCGTAACATCGACCTGGAAGTGGAAAATGAGCGATTGCGTGACCAGCTTCCGGCTTCCATGCCGAACTGCAAAATCGAGTTTAAGGAATGCGAGCAAGGCCACGGTCGCTTGACGGCCACGAACTGGATCGACCACGGGTGCCCGCATTGCGAGAACGAGCGACTGCGCGACCTACTGAAGCACGCACCACTATGCCAAGCCTGCCTCGGCAACCCGATGGTGCAGGAGTGCCAACCGTGGTGCCGAGAGGCACAGAAGATCAAGAGAGCCGACGAACCAACGAGGAACCCATGACCGAACCCGACCACAACAACCCGACCTGCTTTGAGGCGTTTCATGATTTGGGAGCGCAGAAGCAATGGAAACTTTACCGTAACGCGATCCAGCAGCGAGACGCCGCCAGAATCGATCGAGACGAGCAACGCAAGGTTTGCGACAGCTGGGTCGATGAGGCAGTGCGATTGTCTCGCGTCAATCACCGCCAGCAAGTCAAGCTCCGCAACCGCGCGGCCTTGATCTGGCAACTCTGGCGCGGCATGGAGGAAGCCCGCGCGTGGCTCCGGGGAGAATTCCGCGAGGAACTCGGGGACCCGGCGAGCAAAAGCTGGGCATGCCTCTATTGCGGCGAAATGCTTCACGGACGCGAAGACGCTAAGGAGCATGTCCAGCATTGCCCCGACCACCCACTGGTAAAGCGCATCCAGGAACTGGAACAGCAGATCGCCGACCCCACGGCCCCGTGGAACAACGCCTGAGATGCCATACGCCAAAGTCAAAGACCCGACCCCCGCCCAGATCCGCCGACGCGCGGCCCAGATCCAAGCGACCTGGACCGCCGCCGACGAGGCATTGCGCCGCGGCGTCCACCACCTGCAGATCCGGGACTCGCGGGGCCACCCACGGGACCTCGTGCTGGACCAAGACGGGCACCTCACACTGCCGGTCTATGTTCGCGGGATCGAATGGGTGGACGACAGGGCCTAGAGACCCAATAGTTTCGCGGAGATCACATGACGCTGGAATTTATCAAAGCCGACTGCCTGAAGTGGATGCGCGAGCAGCCCGACGGTCGCTTTGACCTCGCGTTCGGTTCTCCGCCCTACGCGGACGCGAGGCTCTACCTGGAGGACGGCCAGGATCTCGGGATCTCGCGGAATTGCGTCCAGTGGGTCGAGTGGATGCTTGAGGTTACACGCGAGGCCCACCGGATCAGCCGCGGCCCCGTGATCTGGGTCGCGGCCGCAATGCACCGCGATCGCAACTACTGGCCGGCCTGCGAGGGCCTGATGTGGGAATGGTGGAAACTCGGGGGCGACCACCAACTCTATCGACCGTGCGTGTTCCATCGGGTCGGAATCCCAGGCAGCGGCGGGAGCGATTGGTTCCGGGCCGACTGGGAATACGTGATGTGTTTCAAGCACGAGGGCGAACTACCCTGGAGCGACAACACGGCTTGCGGGCACCCACCCAAGTGGGCGCCGGGCGGGGAGATGAGTTACCGCAACAGCGAGGGCACGAGACGGAATCAGTGGGGCGCAAAAACGGGCGTCCAGCACGACCGCAACCAAGCGGGTGAACTCGTGGGCCGCGCACGCCCGAGCCACCAGGACCTGTCGAACCGCGATCGCTGGGGCGGAACGGGGCACGCAAGCAGCGGCGAAGGCCGCAGCCCAAACGGCAAGCACAAAACCAGACCGTCAAAGCGATTTGCACATGCCAAGGACGGAACCGTCAAAGGCGAACACGACCGCGACATCGTGGCAATCGCAAACCCCGGCAATGTGTGGAACATCCCGGTCGGCGGCGGCCTAATGGCAAGCCGGCTCTGCCATGAAAACGAAGCTCCGTTCCCCGAACGACTAGCCGAAATCGTGGTCCGATCCTGCTGCCCGCCCGACGGCCTCGTGCTCGATCCATTCAGCGGGAGCGGAACCACCGCATCGGTCTGCCGCCAGCACAACCGCAACTGCATCGGGATCGACCTACGGGAATCACAGGTCGAACTCGCGCAGCGCCGCACCCGAGACGCCCAGCCCCGCCTACTGGACACCTGACCATGACGACCACCCACCACCGAGGACTCAAGATCATCACCGGCAGCACACGCCTGCCCGGCGACAACAAACCCCATCCGCCCCCCACCGGGGAGCCGTCTGGTCTGGGTCACGAGGGTCTTTGCACCCTTTCGCCCTCGCGAGACCCTGATCCCCGGTCGGGGGCTTCGTCCACACGCGAAATCGTGATCGTGGTACCAGGGTGCCCACGAGGCAAACCTCGCATGACCCAGCGGGACAAGTGGAAGCAGCGCCCCTGCGTGATGGCCTATCGGGCGTGGGCTGATCGGGTGCGGGCCGCAGCGGGCCAGATGCCACCCGCCGAAACGGTGCTGTCGCTGTCCTGGACCGCGAGCTTTATCCCGCCGATCAACTGGCCCAAGGACCGTCGCCACGGCGCACTCGGAACGCCGCATCGCCAAAAACCCGACCGCGACAACATCGACAAGGCCGTGCTCGACATCCTCTACCCGAAAGGCGACCAGGCGATCGCGGCCGGGACGATCGAGAAGCAATGGGGATACGTGGAGCAACTTGAAATCAGGATCACGGTAAGCCTATGACCCGCCACGACCGCCCAGTACGCGCCCGCCGGCCCGCCTCAACCAAGCCACCCGAGGACGCCGACGAGCCCCAGGCTGAATTCGCACCGCCCCAGGTCGTCCCCGAGGAACTGGTCCGCAGCGTCATGCTGAGGATCAACCACGCGGTCCGGTGGGGCAACTGGGCGATGGTGGACCGCGTGATCCAGGACGCCCGCCGCCAGTCCCGCGAGATCGCGCACGAAATTCTCTGTCCCCTGGAGGACCGACCGGTAGAATGCCTGCACGAACTCGCGGGCTTGCCCGAGCACCTGATCAAACCCCTGCGACTCGTGAACCGCTTCGCCCGTCGGCCGGTCACGATTGGCGAGGTTCTGGCCTACGGGTCCAGGCTATCGGACCACGAACCCTACCTGGGCCGCAGAGCAGAATACGTCTGGGCCGCGATCCGGGCCGCACGGCGCCGAATCGAACGCGAGACCCAAGCCCTGACCTGTTGGAGCATCACATGCTAGATCCGCACATTCGCTGGATGATCAACCGCGACATGCCGTCCGTGTACGTGATCGAGCACCACAGCTTCGAGTTCCCTTGGACCCGCGACGATTTCTGGCGTTGCCTTCGAACCCGCAACTGCATCGCGCTTGTGGCCGAGTGCGAGGAGGCGGTCGCGGGCTATGTGGTGTACGAGATCCACCGGGACCGGCTCCGCATCCTGAATTTTGCCGTCCACCAGGATCTCCGTCGCCAGCACGTCGGGGACACGATGGTGCGGAAACTAATCGGCAAACTCACGCCCCTGCGCCGCAACCGCATCACGCTGGAGGTCCGGGAATCCAACCTCCAGGCCCAACTGTTTTGGCGCGCAATGGGCTTTCGGGCCATCGGGATCGAGCACCGGTTCTACGACGAGACCAACGAGGACGCCTACGTGTTTCAATATCAAATCTCCAGCACAGAAAGGCCCGACCGTGAAATCATCCGATCAATCCGCCTATCGTGAATGCCAGCAGCCCAAAACCCCCGAGCAAGCCTCGAAGGACTGGGAGGCGTTCTGCGAGGAGTGCTACGAACTTCGCCGCAAGCACCGGATCGCCGACCTCTACCTCGTGGGCCAGCACGCGATCGTGTACCCGGACGGCGAAGGCCAGGTCAACGGGGCCGCGCACTTCGGGGACCAGACCAAACGCGAGGCCATCGCGGCCTGGGCGCTCGGCTTCGAATCCGCCCAGCGGCAGGCCATGATCTCGCAAATCATGAGCGACGCCGCGACGGGGATCAAAAACAAGAAACGACCATGACGTAGCTACGCTGAAAAAATCCT